AACTAACGCAACAAAGCAAATTGCAATCGCTACATCCTGCCAGTCAATCCGCGCAAGGTCGCGCTCCATCTCCTCAAGCAACTCTGCCAAGCTCCGCAAAATCATGCCGCTAACTCCGAATCACGCAACGCAACGCGCAAATGCCAATCATCAAGACCAAAGTCCTTATAACCCTCTTCGATCATTTTATAATAACCACTCGACGGCATGCCAAGATTCCCCTTCGGGCCGTTCATGTCGTAAATCATCCACTCGCCGTTGATCTTGCGCCGATCATACAAGGTCGGGTATCCTTCCAACCTGTCCAACGCTCGCAAGCAATCGTGCGTAATCTCCCACAAAACCACAGGCAAAATGTTGTCGTGATCCTGTCGGAAGTCCGCAACACCGCGAAAAATCAAACGGTGGTCAGGCAGATAAAAGCCGCCCATCGGCTTGGCCTTCGGACATCGCGCAGCCATAGCTTCGCGGTTCGTGTTCATTCCATATGCTAGATAATACATGGTAACTCCTATTTTGTTCGGGTTAAAACGCAGCCGTTAAGCTGCGTTCAATTCATATTCGATTAGGTCAAGCGCATCATCGACAAGCTCAGTGTTCAGCTTCTCCAACGTGTCGCGGTCAATCTCACCTACGATCACCTTTTGCGCATAAGATGGGCAACAGTCCGCATCGCATGCAGTGTAATTGCAGAACTGCGCAATCACCCATGAACGCAACTTCTTCGGCTTGTCATGGTGCGCAAGCAAGAACTCCTTGTTAGCGCGATAGTGCTCCTCACCCAAATAAGAGCCGTCCAACCAACCGCGAAAAAAGCGGCGGGTCACATGGTTGCTGTCCAAAAGATCACCTGCAAGGTCGCGGATAATGCGGGTTTTTGCTGTCGTGTCAGTCATGGCGTGTGCCTCCTCATTTACTAGACAATCCCAACTTATCCCATATTATATGCCACGTCAACAGGAAAATATAAAAAAAATTATGCATTGATTTTAAACGATTTTTTACGTCAACTTTTTTCACGTCAAAAGTTGACGCGGTTGACGTTGACGTAGAATATTCAATAAAATCAACGATTTAGGCCATTTGCGTCAACTGCGTCAGAAATGGATTTTGACGTAAAAAACTTAATGAAATCAATGACTTATTTTACGTCAACTGCGTCACCCCCTATATAGGGGGGAATATAATCCAATTCCCCCGACGTAAGATTGTCCCGTCACCCGTCACGTCGTAACTTGGGAACCCGTGGGAAGTTTTGGGCTTGCGTCAGGCGAGCCAGCAGGCTAATCTTGTAACACGATAAATTATTCGGGTAGCAGCACAAATGCCAAAGGTCGGTGAGCAGATAGCAAAAGGGGTAAAGCGACTAACACCCCCGCAGCAGAAGTTTCTGGATAACTACATTCACAAAGACATGACGCAAACCGCAGCAGCCAGAGCAGCGGGATACAAAAACCCGAACGTGTCAGCCGTGCAGCTTCTCAATCATCCACGCGTGAAAGAACGCATGGAAGAAATGCGCCAAGAACTCGAAAGCAAATACGGCGTAACAATCACCAAATCAGTCAGAGACATGCAACGCCTACGCGACGAGGCATGGGAAGCAGGTAACTTCGGAGCCGCTATAAAGGCCGAGGAGCTGCGCTTAAAGGTCACTGGCCTCATGGTAGCCAGAAGCCACGTTACACACGAGCATGTGGACAATCTGAGCCGTGAGCAGATCGTTGAACAACTGCAAGAATTTATGGAACGTGCTAAAAATCGAATGATTGATGTGACACCTTCAGAAAATCCCATAGAATCCGAACAAATCCCTATAACTGATTGTAGCGAGCAGGCCGAGTAATCGGGCTTCCGCACCGTGCGGGTCGGGAGGCGGGGACTTTCCGCCCCCTAATCGGGGCCATCGGGTCGGGTTGATCGGGGCATCGGGCTTCGGGGTGCCCGGATCGGGGTAACCCGAGGAATTGTTCGGGTTATGCTCCCCGGAGACTAGCATACACGCCGGGTAACAACAACCGGGGCGCTGGCGTCCTGGCAACCGGGCGCTTCGATTTTGCCGGTTAAGACAACCCGAGCAATTGTTCGGCTTGCCGCGCCCGGTAGCGCCTGCCGGGTAGTGCCCGGTTGAGGATAATTTTTTTTATTTTTTGTGTTGACATATTATATGGCATGGGATAATGTGGGATTGTCTAATATGAGGAGACTGAAAAATGAAACACTGGGAAGTAGAGCACAACGGCGAATATCTTCGTATCGAGTGGAACGAGTCAGCAACCTTTAACCTGCAAACACCGATCCAAGGCCAGTGGGTAGATTATCACTGTTTCACTTGCTACGGCATTGATAGCGATCAGGAAGCCTTGGAGCATGCAATGGAAGTATTAGAGGAGATGGAATAATGTATAAAGTCTTGGGTATGGATTGGAGCAATGGTGACGTTGAGAGCGTTGAGTTGCACGACGCGGATACAGCGGAAGAAGCTAACGGTTGGGTAGTCGGGTATATCCGTCACGGAGATATGGGCGGATACGATGCAATCAATGTGGTAGCAGAAAATGGCTACACAAAATCGGAGTTTACCAAAGACTTCGGATGGACTCACTACTAAACAATCGGGCTTGACCCTTCGGGGTCGGGCCTATCGGGATCGGGGTATCGGGATCGGGATCGGGGTATATCATATGATATGCCCCTTTTTATATGTATATACACATACATACACACATACATGCATACATGTGTTCATATTCTTTGAAAAAAACGCTCATTCATCCGCGCCAAAACCACCAGCCGAACGCCAGCAAAAACGATAAGCCGAACAATTGTTCTAGATAATCCCACAAAATCCCTTGTTTTATGGGATAATATCAGTTAAAAGAGGTTATGGCAGGGCAATACCGCACTGCCAATCTAGAAAAAAGCGAGTAAAAACAATGACTTATACATTTGGTATCGAAATCGAAACAGCAGGTGTTTCAATCAACCGCGTCGAAAATGCATTAGATCGTGCGGGTGTTCGTGGGTGCAAGGTGGTTCCAGACGGTACGCCAAACGTTGACGCTGAAATCATATTGCCACCTTTGGCAGATTGTCAGGTGGCGTTTGAATACATTGAAAGCGTTTGCGATGTGTTGGAACGCGTCGGATGTGACGTCAACCGCAATTGTGGTTTGCATGTTCATATTGGCAATGCGCCATTGTCTGATGACACAACACCCGCTGCATTCACAGGCGATAGCATTTCACACATGGCGCGTACTGGTTCATATTATTCAAACCATGGCGAAGCGTTTGACGCGGTTATCGTTAAAGACATCATGCAACGCTACGAACGCCAACAGGCAACGTTCAACACAATGTTTGCATCATCACGCACAAACAATCGCATGTGTCAGGCATTGAATGCATCACAGCTTGAACACGCTACCACCATTCGCGAATTGAACCATGGCAAGTTTTTCGCAATCAATCTTGAAACATGGCAACGCGGTACAATGGAATTTCGTCAACACGGTGGCACAATCGACGCGGTTAAAATTTGGAATTGGGTGCAATTCCTAATCAACCTAGTTGACCACACCATTCAAAACCGCGTCGAAACAGGAACACGCACAATTGTTCAAGATACGCCAGTTGATCCATTCCGCCGCAATTCACGCGTGGGTGTTCAATATACAATGATGCGCAACGGCAATGGTGGCGTAACAACGCGTGACATTATGGACGCCACAGGATGCAGCGAGCAACGTGTTCGTGCGTCTGTTTCAGACATCCGCAATCGTGTTGGTGATGGTGCTGTCATCACCCACACACAACAGGCAAACGGTGGGTCATATGGCGATGGCACAGACCTAACACGCTACGAGGTTTTGACATCATTCCAAACCACAGATGGTGGCGTCCAATTGCGCAGCGATGACACAATAGGCATACCGTCGATATGGGCAGGAACATCAGATGACTTGTTCGAATGGTGGCAGGATCGCATCGAGGCATTGGCGCGATAAGCGCCAACACCACCACAGACCCCGTAAAAAGCCCCGCTGAGTGCGGGGTTTTTTGTTTTCCTTGGGTCCCTTGCCTAATCCGAACAATTGTCTGAAATCGGGGCATATGGGGCCTATGCACCCCCCGCAGTTTTCGCGCGGGTCAGGGCCACATCTACACTGTGTTTCCCACCAACATTCAGCACGAAAAATGTTTTGCCCCTGTATGGGACCCATGGGGGGTCAAAAAAATTTTTCACAAAAATTCCGTTGACCAGTCCCATAAACTTCCATATCGTCTGGGCAAAGGAGACTAGGATGCCGAAGTATAGATTGAGTTATGGCACGAATGATGAGTTTTATGCTCAGACGGCTGGGGAGGTTGTTCCGATATTGCAGGATCGTCATATGTTGGGCGGGGGTGATGACGAGTGGGCATTTTGTCGTCGATTGGCGATAGAGATGTGCGAGTGGAATGGTGGGAATTACTATTATCATAGCCGCGATGCGTTAGCAAAGAGCATGATTGAGAATGGATTGCTTGAGGTGATTGATTAAATTATTGGAAATTGTTAGGATTGCGGCAACTGTTAGCGGAGATTTTAGATGAATGTACGCATGATGCCGCCCCAAGGCCCAATGGGACAACCACAGCCGATGGGTGGAGCACCAGCCCCGATGCCGCCGCAGGGTGGTCCGATGGGTGGTCCGATGCCAGTACCACCGATGCAGGGCCAGCCGACTGCTGGACAGCAGAAGGGACAGGGATTGGGGAGTACGTTTGGCGGGAGTGCGAGTGGTCGTCAGGGGTTTAAGCAGTTTATGGCTGCGAAGAAGCAGACGAGTGCGATGGTTCCTCAGATTCCGCAGGCACAGATGCCGATGCCGCAGGCTCCGATGGGAGCGCAGCCTATGTTACCTGCGCCGAATCCACAGATGCTGGGAGCGATGAAGCCTATGGGTGCGCCTCAGATGGGGGGTCCTGTTCAGGCGGGTCGTCCGATGCGCGGGACTCAGGGTGGATTGGGGAGTGCGCCAGTTCAGTTGAACCGTGGTGGCATGGTTGAAACGCGAGATGGTGCTGAGATTCCGCGTCGTACTGTGATTAGCGATCAGCCGCATATGTTGGCGTATATCAATCCACAGGAAGCGAATTTGTTAAAGGGTCTTGGTGGTTCTGGATTGCCGGGTCCGGGCGGTGTTCCCGCTTATGACTGGAGTTTTTCTGGATGGGTCAATGATACATTTGGCACCAGTATCAAGGACAGTTCTGGTAATGTAGCGTCGAATAAGAGTGACAATACGACTCCGATGCCGACGAATACGTCTGTTGATTTTACGTTGCCGGGTTCTGATGATCCTGTAGCGACGATTGACTATGGCAATGACAATGATGGCATTACCAACGTCACATATCATGATGACAATGACAACAAGCCAGCGACTACAGTTGTAACTGGATCGAGTGGTTATCCGAGTTTAGATGCGACTGCGAATAACGTTGTGAGCACAGGAACGCTTGTTGATTTGAGCGGTGCTGCTTCGAGTGGCTATTATGAACCGCCCGGGTTTGATTTTGATGGCGATGGGATTAGCGGTGAGGGCAGCGATGTTTTAGACAACAACGACAGTGATCCGTTTGTTGATTTGCCTGACTTTAGTGATGATAATGTAACGCCGATATATGACGACAGCGATTCTGGTTATGGTGGTGATTCTGACGAGACAGACTTTAGTCAGCCTGTATATACACCTGTTGTTGATACGACGCCTCCTCCACCTGTATATACGCCTCCCCCTCCTCCTCCGAAGTATTATGATATGTTTGGTGGTGAGCATTCGAGTCAGGCTGCGGCGGATGCTGCGGATCGTCAGTATGAGGCACAGGCTGTAGCTGCTGAGGCGGTTGAGACTGTGACATCTACGCCGTCTGATACGACGTATTCGTACAGTGGTGCTGGTGCTGATACTGACGCGGGTGGTGATCTTGATCCTGCGTCGATGTATGAGTCGAGTGTTTTCCGTGAGGCGAATGTTCCGATTCCTGAGTCATACATGCCGACATCTGAGGATTTCATGCCCGGGATTACGGGTACTGGCACTGGGACTCCTGCTTCTGAGCGTACAGAGGCTGAGGAGAATGCGATACGTGCGCTATATGGTTTAGACCCGATTGGTGTTGATTCGGATGAAGAGGATGATTTAAAGACTGCTGTTGAGGACATTTACAACATTGGCCTTGAGGGTGAGTTTGGTGGGTTGGACTTGGATGTTCCTGAAGCTGAGGCTGATGTTGGTTTGCAGAAGGCGTCTGCTGAGTTCCCGACTGGTCCGTTTGTTGATTCAGAATTGACAGGTTTGGAAGAGTTTGAGGATGATCGTTACGCTGGTCAGTTCCCTGAGACTGTGGATGATTTCACGATTAGCATGCCTGACATGGCTAAGGATGAAATGGAGCAGAATCTGGTGGATTATTACACCACTGGTGCTGGTTCTGATGGTGCGACTCAGGATGTTTACATGCCGACTGATGAGTCGTTTACGTCTGCATCTGAGGACATGAGTCCTCTTGATGAGATTGCTGAGGCGACGGCTGTGGAGTTTGAGGATTTGTATCCAGACTCTGATGACACGTTGAGCATTGAGGTTGATGACCCGAATATTATTGATTTTGATATTCGTGATCCTGAAGAGGACACTGGTCTGTTCCCAGAAGATGAGGGAGAAGACGAGGGAGAAGATGAGGCAGTTATTGGCGGCGAAGATGATCAGCAGAAAGATACAACGGCTTCTGAAGATTACTTGAGTGCGATGAATAAGTTGGGCAAAGAGGATTACGATCCTAATAATCTAACTGAAGCGGAGCAACGTGCGTTGTATGGTGCTCGTGGTCAGGTTCCGAACGCGGCTGAGACAGCGTATTTGCAGAAATTGTTGAGCAACGCGAAGCATTCTGAAGATGTTCTAAATCCTGTAACTGGTGAGGTTATTGCTAAAGCAGGCGATTATGTCACTGAGCAGAGCTTAGGTAACATGTTTGAAGACCTGTTGATTTCAGGACTTGATATGTTTGTGAACCCACTGAGCATTTTGGGTGGGAAGTTTACGCTAGAAGGTCAGCAAGACGCTTATATTCAAGAGCAGCTTGACGCTTATAAGAATGGTGGCACGTTCGTTTACGGCGAGGATGGCAAGACTGTCGTTGGCGTTGCGAAAGCGAACTATGATGCTGACAACGATGGCGTGAATGACACGGTTGTTCTGAATAACGAGAATGGCGACTTCGTTGAAGATGGTGATGACATCATCATTACTGGTGATGCGATTAGCACTGATGACGTTGAGATCAACGACAACGTTGACGGTGAAGATGAAGACGATGACATTGACATTGTGTTCAGTGATACAACGTTTGAAAACACTGAAGATGGCGTTGTTGAAGAACAAGTAGGCGGCACAGATACGACAACAACTGGTGGTGATGACCCATGTCCAGATGGGTATTCGTTGGTTGATGGTATGTGTCAGCCTGACGATGGCATTGGGACTGAAGAGGGTGATGAGGCTGCTGCGCGTGTGAATCTACGATTGCGTAAGATTGATCGCGGTGGTGGTGACTTGCCTGACGCGACGATTCCTGATCCAGTTGAGGGTGAGGCGTTGATTGTTCGCAAGCCTGCTCAGTTCTTTGAGGGCGGTGGCGTTTATGGCCCTGACGATGAAGATGATGACTATGATCGTTACTATGTGCGGGACAATGTTGTTTATACCGACTATGGCCCCGGGGTTTCGACGTATCAGATAGGTGAGGGTGAAGACCCTAGCGCAATCATTAACTTCCTTGATCAGCAGGGTTTCAGAGAGACTGCGCCTGCGGATAGCATGGACGATAGTTCTGCCTTCCTTGGTGGAATTGGTGGCAATCAGACTACACAGGGACAGCAAGGTCAGACATCATTGCCTGTCTATAATCCTGATATGCCAGACCCTACAGACCCAACTATCCCAGATTATGAGACTCCAGTTGATCCTGATCCGATTGCTGATCCTATTCATGATCCGAGAAAGATGATCATTCGTGCACCTAAGCAGTTCAAAACAGCTTACGATGGTATAGTTTTCAATCCTGATAGTGGTCCACGAAATTTAGACCCGTATACTGGGCAAAGAATTAACAAACCTGCTCAGTTTGCACAGGGTGGCATGGTAACGCCGAACATTGATAGGTTCTTGCAGTCTTTAGGAAGCTGATATGAATGACCTTAGTGACTTTACGAAGTTTCTGACTGACGAGGAGTTAGCTAAGGTCGCTCCTATGCTTGAGCGTTTAAAGACGCTTGATGACAGGAGCAGCAAGCAAGACAGCTTTATGACCTTTGTAAAGCATGTTTGGCCTCAATTTATTGAGGGCAGGCACCACAAGATTTACGCTGAGAAGCTGCAAGCTGTTGCGGATGGTAAGATCAAGAGATTGATTGTGAACATGCCGCCTCGACATACGAAGTCGGAGTTTGCGAGTTATTTGTTTCCGACTTGGCTGATGGGCAGACGCCCTGATTTGAAGATTATTCAGGCGACTCACACGGCTGAGTTGGCTGTTGGCTTTGGTCGTAAAGTTAAGAACTTAATTGATAGCGAGGAGTTTCGAGATGTCTTCCCTAATGTCAGTCTTGCGTCAGACGCTAAAGCGAGTGGTCGATGGAGTACGAACGGTGGCGGCGAGTATTATGCGGTGGGTGTCGGTGGTGCTCTCGCGGGGCGCGGAGCTGACCTCGCGATTATCGACGATCCTGTCTCCGAACAAGACGCGCTGAGTGTTACGGCGTTAGATAACATCTACGAGTGGTACACCTCTGGTCCACGGCAGCGTTTGCAGCCCGGGGGTTCGATCATCATTGTGATGACGCGTTGGTCTATTCGTGACTTGACTGCGAAGGTTTTGGCAAAGCAGAGCGAGAAGGGTGCGGATCAGTGGGAGATTGTTGAGTTTCCTGCGATTATGCCGAAGGGTGATCCGTTGTGGCCTGAGTTCTGGAGTTTGGATGAACTTGAGGGTGTTAAGGCGTCTATCCCTGTGGGCAAGTGGAATGCCCAGTATATGCAGAACCCTACTGCTGAAGAGGGTGCGATTATTAAGCGCGAGTGGTGGAATATGTGGGAAAAAGACGATCCACCCCCTTGTAGTTATATTATTCAAAGTTATGACACGGCGTTTAGTAAATCAGATAGGGCGGACTACAGTGCGATTACGACTTGGGGAATTTTCCATCATGACGAAACGAGGGAAGATCACATTGTCTTATTGGATGCGGTACGAGGCCGCTGGGAGTTTCCTGAACTAAAGGCTCAGGCTCACGAACTTTACGACATGTATGAACCTGACATGGTGCTCGTGGAACAGAAGGCGAGTGGTATGCCGTTGACACAGGAGTTGCGGCGTATGGGTATTCCTGTGACGCCGTTTACGCCGAGCCGTGGTGCTGACAAGTTTACGAGGATGCATGCCTGTGCACCTGTGTTTGAAAGTGGTATGGTATGGGCACCTGAAACGAATTTTGCTGATGAGGTTATGGAAGAATGCGCGGCATTTCCTAATGGGGAACATGATGACTTGGCGGATTCGATGACTCAGGCTATACTACGTTTCAGACAAGGTGGGTTTATTACGACTCCCACTGACTATGATGATGAAGATGAACTGGCGTATGCCCGTCGCAGAAGAGAGTATTACTAATGGCTAATGGAAAAAATCTAAGTCCAGAAATGATGGCTCAAGTGAAAGACTACTTGCGTCGTAAAACAGGAAGCTCACCGCGACCAAAGCTGCGTCCCGGGACAACTTCACCTCGCCCTCGTTTACGTCCCCAAAACATTGGCGGGATGGAGGGTGGCAGTACCCGTGGAGTTAATCCTGCTGAAAACTACAGCCCAGAAGATTTGAAGCGATTGCTTCGTGGTTACAATCAGGGTGGTAGAGTTGAAAAGATTCTTCGTGGTTTAGGCGAAGGTTCTGACATGTCTGTAGCAGCTTTGTTGCGTATGATTGAAGGAGCAGGAATGAGTTCTGGGGCTGCACGAGCAGCAAGAAAAGCGGCAGGCATGGATACTCGTGGTAAGGGCGCTACTAGAACAGGTCGTCAGTTGAACCGAATGGGTGTTTCTGAAGATATTATTGAAATGTTAGAAGGGACTCGTCCCGGCAGAAAAGCTCCGCTTCAAGCTCTTGGATTTAAGAAGGGTGGCGCGGTTCGCAAGAAGAAACCCAAGAACGGCTGCACGATGAAGGGTCGTGGCGGCAAGTATAAGGGGATGAAGTAATGGCTGACCGTAATAAAATTAAGCTAAAGAAGACTAGCGGCGGTGCGAACCAATACGGTTCTACTGAAGATTTTCAAAAACATTATGATCGTCTGTTTAATAAGTTTATCAATGATGGATCAGTTTCAGACCCTGACCTTTTGGAAAAAATGAACAGGTTAAAAGCGGGAAAGTACGCGACTAGAAGCTATGATGAAGATGGTTCTTTTGAAAAGCAGCAAATGGAATTTGCCGAAGAAAAAGCGAAAAAAAGAAGAAATAGGCCAGTGAACAAAGCCAAAGGTGGCGAAGTTCGCGCTTATGCAAACGGTGGTGCGGTTATGAAAGGCCGTGGCCCAAAATTCAAAGGATCAAGCTAATGGATGATAGAACCAAAAGAATCCGCGCAAAAAGAGCGGCTGATACAATTGGGCGCAAAATGGACAAAGACAACATGCCTATGTCCAAAGCCATGCAGAAGAAAAAGAAAAAATCTTCTGATTTGCTTAACTCACTAATGGGCGGAATTAAAAAGACAGACGCTGAAGATTCCATGAAATACATGGAAGGTGGCGCGGTTAAAAAATACATGGGCGGCGGCAAGGTTCGCGGCTACAAAGATGGCGGTGGTGTTTGCCGTGGTGGTGGTGCTGCCATATCAGGTACAAAGTTTTCTGGGGTAAAGTAATGGCTAAAATCGTTATCAACATTGACATGGATGAGCTTACATCTGGAATCAACCAAGTTGTTGATGACGATATGTATGAAATGGAAGAGGAGTTTGTTTGTCCTCTTTCAACCCAAGACCCAGAGAAGAATGCAGAGAACCGTGAGCATGCGATCCAAGAATATGCTTACGGTCATTCTGTAAAAAACTGGGAAAAAAAGAAGCAAATCTGCGGAAACTGTGAATACTATAGCATACGTTCCAACATGCTTGATTGCATTGAGAATGGCATTGGAATGGAAGAGGGCGACGAGGTTGGGTATTGCACCAAGTTAGACTTTACTTGTGCAGCAGAGAATACCTGTAACGCATGGGAAAAAGGCGGTCCTATGACTGACTTTGATGACGTTGACGATCTTGAGCCAATTGAAGGTAATGAGAAGGACATTTTCTAATGGCTGTAGAACGTGGTCTAGGCGCGGGTGGTCTGCCTGAAACACCAATGATTCCTGAAGAGCCAATCATGGAGAATGTGATTGATTTGCCAACGCAGCCCGGGGTTACCGAGTTTGACGATGGCAGCGCAGTGATTGGCGAGTTTGAAGAAGAAATGGAAGCCAAGCCACAGGTGCCGTTTGATGGTAACTTGGCAGAGGTTATTGATGAGGCCGAGCTAGGCCGCATTTCGTCTGATCTGGTTGGTTCGATTGAGGATGATTTGTCCTCTCGTGAAGACTGGGAAGACACGTATAAGAAGGGACTTGAGTTTCTTGGCATGAAGACTGAAGAACGCAGCGAGCCGTTTGAGGGGTCTTCAGGTGTTATTCACCCATTGTTGGCTGAGTCTGTAACGCAGTTCCAAGCGCAAGCGTATCGTGAATTGCTGCCTGCCACTGGGCCTGTTCGTACATCTGTTATTGGTGCGCAGAACGAGATGCTTGTAAAGCAGTCTGAGCGCGTCAAAGATTACATGAACTACATGATTACCTACGAGATGGAAGAGTATGATCCTGAGCTAGATCAGATGCTGTTCTACCTTCCTGTCATTGGGTCTACGTTCAAGAAGGTTTACTTCGATCCGCTGAAGGGTCGTGCTGTTAGTAAGTTTATCCACGCTGAAGATTTGGTTGTACCGTATGGCGCGACTGACTTAGCGTCTTCGCCTCGTATTACACACCGCATTTCTATGGATTCGAACGAAATCCGTAAGATGCAGCTTGTGGGTTTTTATCGTGACATCGACTTGCCTTCTGGTGGGTATGGTGAAGACGATATGGCTGACGAAGTTGAAGAGTCTATTGATGACATTCAAGGCGTACACCCAAGTGGCCCGTCTGAAGAATTGACACTGTATGAAGTCCACACAAGCCTAGATATTGATGGCTTTGAGGACATGGGCATGGATGGAGAGCCAACAGGCTTGAAGCTGCCATACATCATCACAATCGTTGCTGATACTGGTGATGTTTTGGCGATCCGCCGTAACTACATGGAACCTGATCCGATGAAACGCGCGAAACAATATTTCGTGCACTACAAGTTCTTGCCGGGTCTTGGATTCTATGGCCTTGGTCTGACCCACATGATTGGTGGTTTGGCTCAGGCATCTACGTCGATCCTGCGTCAGCTTATTGATGCGGGTACGCTCTCCAATCTGCCAGCAGGCTTCAAGGCTCGCGGTGCTCGTATTAGGGATGAGGATGCTCCACTCCAGCCCGGCGAGTTCCGCGACATTGATGTGGTTGGAGGCACCCTGCAAGGCTCTCTGATGCCTCTCCCTTTCAAAGAGCCTTCAGGGACGCTTTACAACCTTTTGGGCACTCTAGTGGACGCAGGACGCCGCTTTGCGTCTATGGCTGACCTCAAGGTTGGTGAGATGGGTGGTGAAACACCTGTTGGAACGACTATGGCGATTATGGAACGTGGCACGAAGGTGATGTCTGCGATCCACAAGCGTTTGCACTATTCACAGAAAATCGAGTTCAAACTCCTTGCACGTATCTTCTCTGAGACAATCCAGACGTATCCGTATCAAGCGGACATGCAGATGGGTCCAGAGGTGTTTGTGCAAGACTTTGATGCTCGTGTAGACGTTCTGCCTGTATCTGATCCAAACATTTTCTCTATGTCTCAGCGTATTGCTTTGGCACAAACAGAGTTGCAGTTGGTTCAGTCTAATCCACAGATTCATGGTGGGCCGCAGGGATTGTATGCAGCTTATCGCAAGATGTATGAGGCATTGGGCGTTACGAATATTGATGCCATCCTTCCTCCCCCCCCTCAACCTCAGCCGATGAATGCGGCTAAGGAAAATCAGATGGCATTGCAGGGAGCGCCATTACAGGCGTTCCCTGACCAAGACCACCAAGCACACATAGAGACTCACATGGCTGTGATGTCCACTCCTGCTATGGAATTGAACCCACAAGCGATTATGTCGTTGCAGGGTCACATTCAGGAGCACATTGGCTTGATGGCAGAGGCTCAGGCGCAGCAAGAGATCATGTCTCAGATTCCGCCAGAGCAAATGCAAATGATGCAGCAGCAAGCGCAGATGATGCCGCCACAGCCGGGTCAACCGCCTGCTGACCCTATGATGCAGTTCAAGCCACAGATCGACGCTCGTGCGGCAGAACTCATTGCAGAGATGACAGAACAATTAGCGCAAGCGGTAGCACCGCCACCACAATCCGATCCACTTGTGGACATACGGAACCAAGAACTGCAACTCAAGGCAGCAGACATGCAGCGTAAGCAGCAAGAGTTTGATGCCAAGCAGGAAATGGAAAGCGAGAAAGAACGTAACGATATTCTGATCGCACAACAGCGCATTGATGCTCAGGAAAAGGCGATTGATGAGCGTTCACGAGTAGCAGAGGAACGCATTCAAACCCAGAGAGACATTGCCGCGCTGAACTCAGCAATGAAAGGACAGTAAGATGGCATCGTCAATACGGGAGAAAATGGCTGAACAAGAGAAGGCCAAGAAGATCGCTCAGAGGGAGGCTGAACATGCCGCTGAAAAAGGGAAAAAGCCAGAAGACAATAAGCAGCAACGTGCGCAAGCTAAAGTCGGAGGGACGTCCGCAAAAGCAAGCAGTAGCGATAGCCCTAAGTCAAGCGGGAAAGTCCGAGCGCGGACGGAAAAAGGCCACTTCGTCAAAGACGACCCGAACACCCCCGAAAACGAAGCGTGGGTCGAAGAAAAACCTAAGAAAAAAGCTGCCACAAAAGCCCCTGCGAAAAAACGCGGGAGGCCACGTAAGCAGGTTTAGTCGAATAGCTAGGCCCCAGAGATTCCAAGGTATTTTCTGACTTTATGGTAATTATACTTGTGCTTTCCAAATAATCGCATACTATATGCGGTATGGACGCACTGAATCTTGCAGAATATCTGTTAAAAAACATACGTGAGCGCGATCTGCGTCTGAAAGACAAGCTCGCGGATGGTTCGATACAAACTTTTGAAGAGTATCGGTATCTTGTAGGCGAAATACGCGGAATGTCCTACGTCGAAGATGAAATTAAAACCGCGATGAAAGGCATAGAGTACGCAGATGACTAATAAGTTATTTGTGCCAGATCACGTTGCGAAGGCAGCGCAGAAGGCAATCAAAGAGAATACGCCAATGCCTAAACCGATTGAAAATGCTTTCGGCAAAGGGGCGGATAAGACAAACGAAGACGATCCATCACAAATGGATTCTTCAGCACTGGAGAGACTGCCGCAGCCTACAGGCTACCGTGTTCTCATCATTCCTTATTATCCTAGCGAAAAAACTAAAGGCGGTTTGTACGTTCCTGATCAGGTTCGTGACCGTGAAGCGTTCGCTACAGTAGCAGCATATGTCGTCAAGCTCGGTCCTGACGCATATAAAGACTCCCAAAAGTTCCCAAATGGTCCTTGGTGTAATGAAAAGGATTGGGTTCTTATAGGAAGATATGCTGGAAATAGGTTCAAAGTGGAAGGTCTTGAGGTAAGAATCATAAATGACGATAACATTATCGCCACAATTCTTGACCCAAAAGACATTTCGTATGTATAGTGTGATGGAGAACAAGGAAAATGGCTATGTCTGAAGACATTCGTGAAAAAGACGAATTTGAAGAAGGTACATCTGTCGAACTTGATGATGATCAAGACGATGATGTAATCGAAGCCTCTTCCGATGACGATGACGAAGAAAGCCGAACAAATGTTCGGGATAAGTCATCAGGTGACGAAGAACTGGATACTTACAGCCAGTCCGTCCAAAAAAGAATTAGAGAGTTAACGGCAAAACGACACGCAGCGGCTGAAGAAGCAGCAGCGGCAGTTCAGTATGCGCAGCAGGTTCAACAGCAGAACGAGCAAATGCGTCAGCAGTTGAGCAGATTGTCTGTTAGCCAAAACTCAGAAGCTGAAGGCCGCTTGAAGGCACAAGAAGCTCAAGCAAAACGTGCATATTCTGAAGCGTTAGAGTCAGGCGACTACGACAAAGCAGCAAATGCTCAGGAAGCGATCTCTAAGATTGCGATTGCTAAAGAGCGTGTGCGTTTGCAAAAAGCAAAGATTGCGCGTCAGCAGCAAGCACAACAGGCGCAAGCTGAAGCAGCACAGCGTCAGCAGCAAGTGCCACAACAGGCACCACAGCAGCAGCAAGCACCTGATCCCAAATTGCAGAGTTGGTTGGGGAAGAATGAGTGGTTTGGACAAGACCGCTTGATGACTCGTGCAGCCCAAGCAATTCATGAACAGTTAGTTTTAGAAGAGGGTTTTGATCCTACAAGTGACGATTACTACAAAGAGATCGACACTCGTATGCGCAAAGAAATGCCTCAAAAGTTTTCGGATAAACGGTCCAACGCCCAGACTGTTGCTCCGGCGTCTGGCAAGAGTCGGACGGTCAAATCAGGGCGGAAAAAAGCGGTGGAACTTACACCGGGTCAAGTGGCTTTTGCCAAGAAAATGCGTATTCCGTTAGATCGGTACGCGAAAGAAGTGGCTCGCTTAGAGCAAAACAGGAGAGATTGATATGGCTAATCGGACATCACGCGAAGTAGAGTCGCGGGAGCGCACAGAGCGCAAAATGGAATGGCGTCCCGGTTCAGCTTTAGATGCTCCTGAACCTCCCATTGGATATGTCCATCGTTGGATTCGTGAATCTGTGATGGAGTTCGATGATAAAACTAACGTTCATAAGAAACGGCAAGAAGGCTGGGACCTCGTTCGCGCAGAGGATTACCCAGATTGGATTGGACCTGTAGTAGACGAAGGGCGTAACGCTGGTGTCATTGGCAACGGCGGTCTTGTTCTCGCACGTATGCCCGTCGAAATGGTTGAGCAGCGGAAACAACACTATAAAGGTGTTACTAAAAATCAAATGGATGCAGTGGATAATGATTGGATGCAAGAAAACAATCCAGCCATGCCGAAGCTCGCTCCGCAACGTAAATCTTCTGTCTCCTTCGGCTCAGGTCGAAAAGGCGGATAATTGAAGGAAATAAGCTATGTCTAACCAAGACGCTTCTTTTGGCCTTCGTCCAGTTCGTACAAGCATTAGCTCGCAGCAGCAGAATCGCTACCGCATTGCTTCAGGCTACGCAACTGCCATTTTCCAAGGTGACCTAGTTGCCATGGTAACTGGTGGCGGCATTGAGCGTGTTGCAGCAGGTGGATCAGGTTTGATCCTTGGCGTATTCAACGGTTGTTTCTATACTGATCCAACGACTGGCAAGCCAACCTATTCAAACAGCTACCCCGGTAGCGTTGCAGCATCTGACATCATGGCAAACGTCATCGACTCACCAGATGCAACATTCGAAGTACAAGCTGACGACACATTCCCTGTGGCTGACTTGGCAGGTAATTTCGACATTGTTGACCAATCACCAGTTGGCGATACTACATCAGGTATCTCTCGCGTGGAATTGGATGTCACAACTGGCGCGACAACAGCAACATTGCCGCTGAAAGCTATCGACATCTCTCAGGACCCTGAGAACAGCGATGTTTCATCAGCGAACACTAACGTGATCGTTAAAATCAACAACCACCTGTTCAGCGGTGGAACCGCTGGCTTGGCATAAGGAGATTGAGTTATGGCTATTTCACGCTCCCAACTCGTCAAAGAACTTGAGCCGGGCCTGAACGCTCTATTCGGTATGGAATATGACCGATATGAGAATCAACACGCAGAAATCTACGATACGGAAACATCAGACCGTGCATTCGAAGAGGAAGTTATGTTGGTCGGATTTGGGAATGCTCCCACAAAATCCGAAGGTTCTGGCGTAGAGTTCGACAATGCAAATGAAGCATACACTGCTCGTTATTCACACGAAACAGTGGCACTTGCATTCGCATTGACCGAAGAAGCAATCGAAGACAACCTGTATGATCGTCTTGGTGCGCGTTATACGAAGGCGCTTGCGCGTTCTATGGCACACACAAAGCAGGTCAAAGCGGCTGCAACGCTTAACAATGCGTTTGACAGCAGCTTTACAGGTGGCGACGGTAAAGAGCTTTGTGCGACTGACCACCCACTTGCAGGTGGTGGTACATTCCGCAACGAGCCGTCAACAGCAGCAGACTTGAACGAGACTTCGCTTGAGAATGCTTTGATTGACATCTCTACCTTCGTTGATGAACGCAACATGATCATTGCTCTACGCGGCACTAAGTTGATCATTCCACCACAACTGCAATTCGTTGCAGATCGCTTGTTGGAATCAACTCTACGTGTTGGCACAGCAGACAATGATGTGAACGCGATTCGCAACATGGGCATGCTTCCAGAGGGTTACACTGTTAACCACTTCTTGACAGACCCAGATGCGTTCTTCATCAAGACTGATGCTCCAAACGGCTTCAAACACTTTGAGCGTTCACCAATGCGCACAAACATGGAAGCTGATTTCGACACAGGCAACATGCGCTTCAAGGCTCGTGAGCGTTATAGCTTCGGCTATTCTGACCCACGCGCAGTGTTCGGTTCACCCGGCGCATAATTTGTGCTACAATGAGGTTGTCCTTTTCATTTGGACACCTCCCTGTTGGACTGGGGCTACTACGGTAGCCCCTTTCTTTTTATCTCATTTCCTGTATATTGAATGTATCCCTGACAGTCGCATGGTGCGGCTGACACTAGCCTCGACAGGAGATACACATGGCTAACACGACATTTAATGGTCCAGTTCGTTCTGAGAACGGATTCAAAGACGTAACAAAGAACGCGACAACTGGCGCGGTGACAGAAAACATTTCTATCACACACGACGGCACAAACAGTGTTGTAATTATCAGCGACCTACCGACTTCTGATCCAACTGTCGCAGGGCAGCTATGGAGCAACTCAGGTGTTGTGACTGTCTCCGCTGGATAAGGAGATAGATCATGGCAGGTCCAGTAAAGGCATATAACTTCACGCAAGGTGACTCTGCGGCTGTTGTTGGTGACTCACGTTCACGCATCCGTCAGATTGTAATTTACGCGGCTGCGGCTGGCGCATTTACAATCAAGAACGGTAGCGCGTCTGGCGAAACTCTTATTGAGCAAACCTTTTCAACAGGTATGCACCATCTGAACATTCCAGATGATGGTATCCTTGCGACAAGCGGTGCTTATGTAAGTGCATTCACAGGTGCAAGCAACGAACTGACAATCTTTTTGTCATAAGAGGTTTGGATGGCTAACTTTCGTTCCATAACACAGATTGGAACATCTGAGCCATTTGAGCTACAGGTGGCCCGTGGTCAAATCCCGGGCCATTCTGCGTTACACAAGTTTGGCGCGGTCCCTGAAATGTCTGTCAACACAACTGGGACTGTGTGGGATATTGATGACACGCTGTATCCTTGGTCAGCATTCTCTTCCGCAAGCGTTCTTACAGTAGATCGTGCGAGTGCAAGCGATGCAGGCAAGACCATCGTGATTCAAGGTCTTGATGAAAACTATCAAGAAATCACAGAAAACGTAACACTGACAAATGCGACGGGTAATACAACAACCCGAACATTTATTCGTGTTTACCGCTCATATATGTATAACGGCTCTGCTGCGAATGTTGGGAATATCGACATTAAGGTTAGCACAACTGTTGTAGCACGTATTACAGCAGGTAATTCTCAGACTCTAATGGGCGTATATACAGTTCCTGCGGGATACACTGCATATCTGACTCAAGGTGTGATGAGCGTTAAGTCTGGTGCTGATGCGACAGGTAACTTCTTTGTGCGCTATGGTGGCGAAACAGCGTTTCGTATAGCTCACACGTTTGAAGTGGCATCTGCTGAGTATTTCTATGCATTCCACGTACCATTTGCGCTTCCTGAAAAGTCAGACGTGGATATTCGAGCGACTGTGCGTAGCAATAACGCTCGTGTGACCGCAGCATTTGATGCATACTTGATTAAAAACGAGGATTGGACAAATGGCTCGTAAGAAAGAAAACCCGATACGCAAAACCACTGGCAAAGGCGGTAATTATCGTAAGACCAAATCTGGTGCAGGCATGACCAAAAAGGGTGTTGCAGCGTATCGTAAAGCGAATCCCGGTTCTAAGTTAAAAACCGCTGTAACAGGCAAGGTCAAGAAGGGCAGCAAAGACGCAAAACGTCGTAAGTCATACTGCGCACGTTCAGCAGGTCAGATGAAGAAGTTTCCTAAAGCAGCAAAAGACCCTAATTCACGCCTAAGACAAGCAAGGAAAAGATGGAAGTGCTAATGGCTGAGAAAACTGTTCACGAAATTGAGCTAGAAATGGTCAAGTTTCAAGCCCAACAAGATCATCTTGTGACCAGCGTTGATAAACTGCAATCTGACATGAAAGAGATAAAGATTGCGGTTTTTCAGGCGAAGTGGATGATTGTTGGTGCGATTGTTTTCGCTGGCCTAATGAACAGTGAGCTTTTCATGGAAGTGATCTTAGGGATTGGTAAATAATGGCGATTGGTCGCTCACAAATGGCGCAGCAAGTAATGAAGCCGCCTATGAAGAGGAAGAAAAATGCCAAAAGACGCGTGTTATCGAAAGGTAAAAGCAAGGTACAAGGTATTCCCCAGCGCATACGCAAGCGGAGCAATCGCAAAGTGTCGAAAAGTCGGCGCTAAAAACTGGGGAAACAGTAAGAAAAAGCCTGTAAAGAAGGCTATGGGTGGCGTTATTGAGCCATCAAATGAGTATCGCAAACGCCCAGTGCGCCGTATGCTAAACGGCGGTGAGGTGATTGCGAATGGTTGTGGTAAGGTTCAATCGAACCGTCGTAAAGTGACGAAGATGAGCTAATGGCTGTACGGAAGACAAAAAAGGGTGCTGCACTCAAACGCTGGTTCAAAGAAGACTGGAAAGATGTCCGCACGGGCAAGGCTTGTGGTCGAAAAAAAGGCGAAAAACGTGGCACTCCATACTGTCGTCCGACAAAACGTGTAAGTTCGAAGACCCCTAAAACAGCATCAGAGATGACAGCGAGCGAAAAGCGTAGTAGAATATCTCAAAAGAAACGTCTTGGTCAGCCTGCGGGTAAGCCCAAGCGCGTTAAATCGCTCAAGAGGAAGAAGAAATGACCGTATCAGGATCAACAGACTTTGAGCTAGATGTAGCTGATTACATCGAAGAAGCCTTTGAACGGTGCGGTTTAGAGGTTCGTACAGGGTATGATCTGAAGACTGCAAAACGGTCTATGAACCTGATGTTTGCTGATTGGGCCAACCGTGGCTTGAATCAATGGACGATTGAGCAACGCACAATCACAGTAACATCAAATGATGGAGATTATGACTTAGGAACAGATGTTATCGACATTTTGTCTTTAGTTGTACGTCGATCTGGCACAGATTACGCGCTAGATCGCATTAGTCGTGACGAATATCTCAATATTCCGACCAAAACGACACAAGCTCGACCCACACAATACTTTGTGGATCGTCAAATCACGCCTGTATTGAAGCTATGGCCTTTGCCAGACAACAATACAGATGTGATTATCTATGACGCACTAACAAGATTGGATGACGCGGATACATACACCAATACTCTTGGGGTTCCGTTCCGTTTCTACCCAGCATTAGCGGCAGGTTTGGCCTACTACATAAGCGTGAAACGCGCACCAGATCGCATGCAGATGCTCAAGGCACTGTATGAAGAAGAACTTAACCGAGCAATGGACGAAGACCGTGATCGCGCGTCTTTCCGTGTTGCCCCCGACTTGAGGAACTACCGATATGTCTAAATATGCCACAGGTAAGTGGGCATACGGTATTTCTGACCGATCAGGCTTTCGCTATCGGTTAAAAGACATGCGTAAAGAGTGGAATGGTCTGCTCGTTGGCAAAGATGAGTGGGAGCGCAAGCATCCACAGCTAGAGCCACTACGAGCGGTTCCTGATCCACAGGCATTGCGCAATCCTCGCCCCGATCCAGACGCTGGTGCAGTGTCTGTGAGCGTTGGTGATAATATATATCCAACACCGCAAAACAAGATGAATACCATCGGTTATGTGGGTAAAGTTACAGTGGTGATCTCATGAGTTTTACATATGACGAGCTAAAAAGTGCGATTCAAGATTACACTGAAAACACAGAGACAACCTTTGTGAACAGCCTTGATATATTTATCAAGAATGCTGAAGAGCGTATCTTGAAGATTGCGCAGCTAGAAGTGTTTCGTAAGAATCAAAGCGGTAATCTAACTGCAAGCAATCAATATCTTGCTCTTCCAACAGATTATCTTGCTCCATTTAGTCTTTCGATCACAAATGGCAGCAATAAAGAGTTTGTACTGTTTAAAGATGTAAACTTTATTCAGTCTTTTAACCCAAATGGCGCAACTACTGGTGCACCTCGCTATTACGCGCAGTTTGACATCAGTAACTTCATTTTGGGTCCAACACCTGATTCCAACTACGCAGTTGAGCTTCACTATTTCTATCGACCACTGTCTTTGACGGCTGGTGCGGGTGGAGACACAACGTGGTTGAGCACAAACGCATCAGTGGCTTTGTTATACGGTAGTCTCATTGAGGCATATACGTTTATGAAAGGTGAAGGTGATCTAATACAGAACTATACGCAACGCTTTACTGAGGCTCTGTCACGCGTCAAGAACTTTGGCGAGTCACAAGAAGTTACTGATGCGTACCGTACAGGTCTGATTCTAAGGGAGAAAACATGATACCTGAGCTAAAAATAGCAACGGCTGAAGATTTTGGCATTGAAGTTCACACAACAAATAATCGTGGCTTTACTCCAGAAGAAGTTGCGCAGAGATGCGCTGATAAGATAGTTGCTGTAGCAGACACGGCTCCTCCCGCAATTCGTGATCAGGCACTTGCTTACAAGCGTAACATCACAAAAGTAATCGAGTTCTACTTACGCGAAGCCGTAAAAAGTGATAGAACTACGGTATATAACGCAATCAATGACGCAGGACACCCTGAGCTTGCGGAACTTATAAGGAGACTATAACATGGCGTTTACTGGTAACTACATGTGTACGTCGTTCAAAAACGAGCTTTTGTACGGTGTCCACGATTTTGATGCTTCTACAGGCGATACATTCAATATCGCTTTATACACTAGCTCTGCAACGCTAGATGCATCTACTACAGCTTATTCTGCAACTAACGAGGTAAGCGGAACTGGTTATTCGGCAGGTGGTCAGGCTTTGACAAACGTCAATCCAACAACATCTGGAACGACTGCGTTCACGGACTTTGCGGATGAGACTTTTACGACAGCGACAATCACTGCTCGTGGCGCTTTGATTTACAATACGACACCAAATACAACATCTATTTCGGTTTCAAACCCATCAGTTGTTGTTCTAGACTTTGGTGCAGACAAAACATCAACGGCTGGTGATTTTACTATCGTATTCCCGACAGCGGATGCAAGTAACGCGATTATTCGGATAGCCTAATGACTGATGTCATTGTCCCTTTTTCTGGCTGGGGCCGAGGGACATGGGGCCAACTCGCATGGGATGAAGGCTCCATTACCAATGCTGGGGCCGCAGGTGATGTTGGTTCAGTAACAGTTGTTGCTGAAGCCAATGTTCCTGTAACTGGTCTACAAGCAACGGCCTCTGTTGGGACAGTGACAGTTGTTGCGGAAGCGAATGCGTTCCCAACAGGTTTAGAGGCCACTGGTGAAGTTGGCACAATAGCCAACGTCATAGGTAAGGCAAACATTTATCCGACTGGCGTTGAGGGCACAGGAACTGTTGGTGATGCAACAGTCAATGCCGACGCCAATGTTCCCGTTACTGGCCTTGAAGCTACGATAGCAGTTGGCTCAGTCACTGTCGTAGCAGAAGCAAATGTCTACCCAACTGGAATAGAAGCCACAGGTGACGTAGGCACTGCGACCATTGAGGGCGATGCAAACGTCCCTGTTTCTGGGCTAGAAGCAACGACAGCAGTTGGTTCTGTGACAATCGCGGCTGGTGCTGTTGTGCCAACGACAATGGATGCTCGCGGTAATGGCCTTGTTGGTGAAGTTGAGGCAACAGGTGGTTCTGATGTTCCAGTAACTGGTCTTGAAGCCACTGGCGAAGTTGGTACTGGAACTGTTATTACAGTTACAACACAAGTTTACGTCACTGGCGTTGCAGCAACTGGCGAAGTAGGTGATGTATCTATTGATGCACAAGCGACTGTCAATGTGACAGGCGTCGAAGGAACTGGCGAGGCAGGTCAAGTTCTTGTTTGGGGCAGGATTGTTCCAAATCAAAATCCGAGTTATAATCCCGTAACACCATCTTCTACCCCAGCATGGAGTGACGATACACCGTCCCAAACTCCGGGCTGGGATGACATAGCAGCATAGGAACGCAAAATGGCAAGTACATATACGCTTAACAACGGCATCGAACTCATTGGAACAGGCGAACAGTCTGGCACATGGGGCGATACAACGAACACAAACTTGAGCTTGGTCGATACGGCTCTGGACGGTCAGGTCACGGTTACACTGCCGAGTGCGGGGACTTCTGGTTCACCGAATACACTGGCGATTAGCGACGGTGCGGCGTCTGATGGTCGTAACCGCATGGTTATCTTTAACGACGGCGGCGATTTGGGTGCAACGGCCTACGTGCAGTTGACGCCGAATGACGCTGAAAAGATTATCTATGTGCGCAACGATCTGGCGGGATCGCGCAGCATTATCCTGTTCCAAGGGACGTATAACGCGAGTAATGACTACGAGCTTCCTGCGGGAACGACTGCGGTCATTTACTTTGACGGTGCGGGTTCTGGCGCGGTAGCGGCAAACGTCTTTAACAACGCGTACTTTGACAGCCTGCGCTTGGGTTCTGTTTCGGTCACTGCGATCCTAGACGAAGACGACATGTCTTCAGACAGCGCAACAGCTTTGGCAACGCAACAGTCGATCAAGGCGTATGTGGACACACAAATCACGGCAGAAGATTTGGACTTTGCTGGCGACAGCGGCACGGGTGCCGTTGATCTGGACAGTCAGACGTTTACGGTTGCGGGTACGACTAACGAGATTGAGACATCGGCCTCTGGTCAGACGCTTACGATTGGCCTGCCTGATAACGTAACGATTGCTGGCGACTTAACCGTGGACACCGACACGCTGTACGTCGATAGCACGAATAATCGGGTGGGGGTTAACGTGAGTTCGCCTGTTTCGCCATTGCAGGTGACTTCAGGTGCTAACGGGAACATCATTCATGCAAATGGAGCATCAAACGCTTGGGACTTTATATTAAAAGGCACAAACGATGGCGATACTGAGTCTGTCCTGTACGAACTTGGTATGTATCGGGCTGACGGAACTACTAACCCAAATACAGTTTTAAATTTTGGTCGAGGATTGGGTGAACAAAACGGTTTCTTTACTATTGACCAAAATGGCAGCGAAGTCATGCGCATCGACTCGTCGCAGCGGGTTTTGATTGGTTTAACCAGTGCTATTGAAGTTGGCTCTACCTCTTCGGCTGGATTTGAAGTTGCTTCGACCGGCACTGATTCATGGATTTCTCAAACGCGCTTTAATGATTCTAATTCTGGGCCTCTGCATTTATTTGGAAAGTCAAGAAGCGCCACTGTTGGTACTTTTGGAACGGTTGTTGAAGATGGTGACGCACTTGGTACTTTATCATGGGCTGGGGATGACGGAACAGACGCAGCTTCTGTAGCTGCTCAAATTCAGGGTGCAGTAGATGGCACTCCGGGGTCTAACGACATGCCGGGTCGTCTTGTTTTCTCCACAACCGCCGACGGTGCTGCTGCGCCAACCCAGCGTATGTGGATTACGTCGGATGGGTATGTTGGAATCGCTACGAGTTCGCCATCTAGTCAACTTGAGGTTTCATCTAGTGGAGATACTTCTCTAACGATTAACGCAGCTAATAACAACGACTCAAAGCTGATATTTTCGGAGGCTGGTAACGCAGAATACTCTATCATTATGGATGGGTTGTCAGGCTCAACTCAGTCGTTGCAATTCTACAATAATAGAACCTCCACAGAAGTCATGCGCATCGACAGCAGTGCTCGGCTTTTGATTGGTGGAACTACTGCTAGAAATGTAGGAGGGTCTACCAGTGCACTGCAAATTGAGGGTGCTTCGGGTGTAGCTTCTAGTGCGTCTATTGTTAGAAACACTGACAATGCTTCTGCTGCGTTTTTAAGTTTTGCAAAATCCCGTGGAAGTTCTGTGGGGTCGGATGTAATCGTTCAAGACGAAGACGGTGTTGGGGAGTTTCGTTTCTCGGCGTCTGACGGTACAGACACCGTTAGTCAACTTGCTTCGATAGAGGCTCGCATCGACGGCACCCCCGGTGCCAACGATATGCCCGGACGTCTTGTCTTTTCAACAACGGCCGACGGTGGAAATTCAGCAACCGAGCGTATGCGGATTACGAATGGTGGCTTAGTGGGCGTGGGAGAAACGGACCCAGACGTTAGGTTGCACAGTTCCATCAACACAGCGACAGAATACGATGATACCTACAATTTAAGTAACTCAAACAATTTACCAATTTATGCTTTACGGTTACAAAACAACGACACCTCTATTACTAATTCTGAGGTCAACTTACTTTTCAGCGCAGGAGCAAGCGGCTCTTGTCAACACAGTATAGGTGTTAAACGTACAGGCACGAACGATGGGGATTTGATTTTCCGTAGACGAACTAACACCACTAGCACGGAGTCTATGCGGCTTACAAATGGTGGCGAGCTGTTGTTGAATAGGACCGATACAGGTGTTTCTGTGACAACAAGCGGCATAGAGCTTAATGACTCAGGTTACATATCCGCTTCACGCTCTTTGTCTAATGACAGTGGTGCAGTGGGTTATTTTAACCGTTTAGACAGCACAGCAGGTGATCTTATCCAGTTGCGTATCGACGGTGTTGAGCGTGGTGTCATAGGTATCACAGGTACTGACAATATGTACATGGCGTCATCAGACGGCCTTGGGTTAAAGTTTAACGCTGATGCCAGCCGCTTTGATATGTGTAATGCTTCTGGTACTTCGCTAGATGCCGCCGCAGATATTGGTGGTGACAGCAGTCGAATAAAAGATATAAAACTGTCTGGCGGTATCTACCTTGGCGGGGTTGCTGCGGCTAATAAGCTGGATGACTATGAGACGGGGACGTTCGATCCAGTAATGACAGGTGTTTCTGGATGGAGTTCAGACCCTCAAGGCTGGTACACTAAAATCGGAAACATGGTTTACTTTAGAATTTTATTTACCTCAAATACAGGAGCAAGCGGAACGCCATCTTACATTATTACAGGGATGCCTTTTGCGAATGAGTTGGGTGAAAGAAACTCTGTTGTCAGTATTAGCCGTATGTTTGGGATAGATTTAGCTAATTCTAACTACATTGGAGGAGTTGCTACAAGCCAAATTCAGTTTAGTTATGTGAATGGTGATAATAACAATAATAGCTTTTCCTACAGCGGAAGTACTTTGCGGTTAACTATTTCGGGTTCATACCAAACTGCATCATAACCCACTGCATAGCTTTGGGTCGGACAGTCCAACCATCACAGGAGATAAAAGATGGCTTTAACTAAAACAGTAAAGAACGACAAGATTGAGGTGCTGAACCAAGGCGACTGGTCTTGCGTTCAAGTACGCACAGCCACAATCGTGTCAGAAGATGGCGCAGAGTTAAGCAAGTCATACCACCGCCATGTGGTCATGCCTGACGCTGACCTAACGGCAGAGGATGCAGACGTATCTGCGATCTGCACAACCGTATTCACACAAGCGGTTAAGGATGCTTATGCCGCACATCTAGCAGCGCAAAACGATAACCCGTAACAACAGGAGAAATAAACAATGGCTGTTACACACACTTGGTCAGTAGACCCTAACTTAAATACCAGAACACAGGACGGCCTTTCCGAAGTCGTATTCTCTGTCGTCTGGCGTTTATCATCAGAAGAAACTGTAGACGGAACAACCTACAGCATTTCATCTGCAAACCAAATCAGTTTGAACACTGATAACTTGGACCCTGCGACGTTCACTGCGTTTGCTGACCTGACAGAAGATCAGGTTGTAGGCTGGGCCAAGGCAACTATTGACGCCAACGCCGCTGAAGGCGAAGGTGTGACATGCGCCGAGTGGGAAGCAGGGCATGATCGCAATATTGCGAAGCAAATCAACCCGCCCACCGCCGTAGAAACCGCCCCTTGGGCAACTGCAAACCCTTAATCTAGGAGACTGACAAATGGCTGAGAAAAAAACAACGCCTATCGTCATCGACGACAAAGAATACACTTTTGAAGACATGACTGCCGAGCAGCAGGAAATGGTAAACCACGTTGCAGACTTGGATCGCAAGCTGTCATCCACACGGTTTAACATGACCCAGCTAGAAGGTGGTCGTAAGTTCTTCATTGATATGCTCAAAGAATCTTTGGAAAACACACCAGAGAACGCGCAAGAGGTAGCGGCTGAATAATGGAAATGGATATGTTGTGGTCAGCGGTACTTACCGTTGCGTTAGGACTCACAGGTTGGATTCTTCGTAGCGCGTATGCCGAGGTGCAGCGTATCCAAATCCTGCTCAATCGCACTCGTGAAGAGATGGCGAAAGAGTATATCACAAAGGCAGAAGTGCATCACGACATAACTCGTGTGCTAGACAGGTTAGACAGACTAGACGAGAAACTTGATCGTCTGGTGGAACGAAAATGATTTGTGCTCTGGTCCTGATAGCTTGGGGCCAGAGCTTTCAGCTAGGCTTTTACAAAGCCTGTTTTTACGACTGTGGGTCGAAACGCTTCGGGTATTATGATAGAGTATATCGTGTAAGTCCCGATTATCTCTGTCCTGCGAGGTTAACTTTGACCTAATGGCTATTCTGGAAACCATTGCCGCAGCGAACGCGGCTTACTCCGTAATTCGTACATGCATTCAGAATGGACGTGAGACAGCCGATCTTATGTCCAATGTGGGCAAATTTCTCACAGCAGAAGAAGAATTAAAGGACGCTGTTCAGAAAAAGAAGAACAGCCCGATTACTGCTATTACTGGCGGTGCTGAAGGTGACTGGGAAGAGTTTCAGCAACTTGAAAAGATCAGAGAACAGCGCAAAGAATTAGAGTCTTACATCCGCTTGTACGGAAGGCCGGGGCAGTGGGACCGCTGGGTACAGTGGCAAGCTGAAGCACGTAAAGCGCGGCAGGAAGCCAAGAAAGCTGCGATGAAAAAGCGTGAGGAACAGATTGAGCTTATACAGACTATTACTGTTATTACTCTTGCTGCAACAGGTGTTATTCTGGGCATATATTATCTAGGCGTTTATTTGGATCGCTGGTAATGTGGGTTTTAGTCTGGATACACCTTTCAAACGGCACTTTGGAGCATTATCAATTAGGTGTATTTCCTACTGAAGACGCGTGTTATGCCGAGAAAAGCCAAGCAAAAGTCCTCAAAAAACACCAATACAGCGGACTCTTTTGCCTCGACGTTAAGGTACAATAATTTGGGTCAATACGTGGTATATGACAAATCAGGAAAAGTGGTTATAATCACGCATCATAAGCGCATAGCTGAGAGGTATGCTAATGAGTAAAGAAGAGTATGATTTTAACGGTAACGGCAAGATCGACCCTGATGAGCGGGAGATCATGCTAGAGGACCGTCGCCGTCGTATGGAAGACGCAGACGCGAAGAGGGACGCACAGAGGGGCATGACGTGGTTTGCCTTGTCAGGTATGGTTTTGTACCCTTTGGTGATTCTAGCAGCCTCTCTGATGGGCATGGAGCAGGCTGCATCGTTGATCGCTGATATTGCGGCAGTGTATGTTGTGTCAGTGTCTGGTGTAACAGCAGCTTACTTTGGATTTAACGCGATGGAGGCTAAGAATGCTACAAGCTCTAATCGGACCAATAACTGAACTGGCGGGTGGTTGGCTCAAGGGGAAGGCTGACGCACAGGCTGCGTCTGCTAAACTAAAGCTAACTGAGGCTGAAGCCAAAGCTAAGATCATGCTTTCAAAAGAAACGTCCATAGCGGACTGGGAACGGATCATGGCAGAGGGTTCTACGTCGTCATGGAAGGACGAATGGTTCGTAATTATCCTGTCGATTCCATTGATTTTGTGCTGGATTCCGGGTGCAGAAGGTTGGGTAGACCGAGGCTTTGAACAGCTTAACAAGGCACCTGACTGGTATTTTTACAGCCTTGGAATTGCAATAAGTGCGTCTTTTGGAATCCGAGGGGCACAGGCGTTCTTTAAGAGGAAGTGATGGAAAATCTAAAAGTACCTATAGCTCTTGTAGCAGCGATGGCTGTGCAGCTTGCTGGCGGCGTCTGGTGGGTGTCTCAACAAGCTGCGACTATAGCAAACCTAGAAGAAACAGTTAGCCAACTTGGATCAAAGATGGCTATCGAAGATAACGTCAATCTCAAGCGCGACGTGCAAGATAACGCCATGGAGATAGACTATTTGTGGGACGAGCTAGACGAATTGTGGGAAGACCATGACAATCTGGCCCGTACAATCGGTGCGATTACCGCATTGCAGCAGCGTGTAGCGTTGCTTGAAAACGAACTTAAATACATCAACCGTGACCACGAGGGCATGCTTGATATGAAGGGAAGTATGAAATAATGGCAAAGGGTGACGCATTAAAGATGCTGCAAGCCAAGTGTGGCGTAACACCAGATGGTGCTTTTGGGCCTAACACAGCCCGTGCAATCGCAAAGCATTATGACTTGAACGCCAACCGTGGGGCGCACTTGTTAGGTCAGGCAGCGCACGAAAGCGGTAACTTTATGATCAGCGAAGAGAATCTAAACTACCGCGCATCTACTATGTGCCGTGTGTGGCCCTCACGCTTTGCATCAGAGGCCGAAGCCGCGCCATACGCAATGAACCCCCAGAAGCTGGCAAACAAGGTTTATAACGGACGTATGGGCAATGCAGCGGGGTCTAATGATGGCTGGCTGTACGCGGGAAAAGGTTTCATTCAGTTGACAGGCAAGGACAACGTGCGAGCGTTTGCCGAACATATTGGTCGTGATGGTCTTGTAGATGATCCATCCCCTATTGCCGATGAGCTTGCCATGGACAGCGCAATCTTCTTTTTTGAGAAGAACGGACTGTTTGGGCTTGCCGATAAGGGTGTTAATGAAAGTATCATCAAGAGTATCACAAAGCGTGTGAATGGTGGCTATCATGGCCTTGATGACCGCATTGAGAAGACCAAAAAGATTTATGGGTGGCTATCGTAACTTGTTCGGCTTATTTTTCAAAAAAGATAACTCGAACAATTGTTCAAAATATGTATAATCTGGGTATCAGGAGATCGTTGAATGCCGTTCACAAAACTTCAGTTTCGACCCGGAATAAACCGTGAAACCACTTCATACACCAACGAGGGTGGGTGGTTTGACATGGACAAAGTACGTTTTCGCTTTGGGTATCCTGAAAAGATTGGTGGCTGGATTAAGCAGTCTAGCACCAACTTTTTAGGCACATGCCGCGCTCTACACCCTTGGGTAGCTTTGGACGGCACAAGCTACATTGGCGTTGGTACGCACTTGAAGTATTACATAAACGAAGGTGGCGGATACTCTGACATCACACCTATTCGCGCAACAACAAGCGCAGGCGATGTAACATTCACAGCGAATGCAAACACGCTTGGTGCTGATGTTGCGATCATTGACACTGACATTACCTTAACGTCAAGCACAGGATTTCCTGACTCTGGACGTATCAAGATTAACGATGAAATCATAACGTATGCATCAATATCAGGTAATATCCTGACTGGCTGTACTCGTGGAGTCAATGATACTACGGCAGCAGCGCACACATCTGGTGATGCAGTTACATGTGCGACATTGATCGTTTCTGACACAGATCATGGCGCGTTGGAGAATGACTTTGTTACGTTCTCAGGAGCAGCAACTCTTGGCGATGTGATAACCGCAGATGTTCTTAACCAAGAGTATCAGATCACAGCGATTGTGGATAGTGATACCTATCAAATAGAAGCGCGTGAAGTTTCCACAATCAACAGCATAACGACATCAACTGGTCTAAACCCAACGTATGTTTTCGCAACGACTTCAGATAGTGGTAGTGGGGGTGCAAGCGTTGTTGGCACATATCAGATTAACACTGGCCTTGATACAACCATCGTGGGTAACGGTTGGGGCGCAGGGACTTGGAGCCGTGGGGCTTGGGGTTCAGCATCATCCCTAACAGCATCTGGTCAAACATTGCGTATTTGGTCACACGATAACTTTGGTGAAGACCTTATTATTAACGTGCGTGACGCTGGCATTTACTATTGGGACAAGACAAACGGCACAACAAATCGTGCTGTTCTGCTAGGCTCAACTGGCACCATAGCTGCCATTTCATCGTCTGGTACATCCACAGGTTCTGCGACATACACACGCGTTACGCAGGACAGCACAAGCGGTTCTGGTGGTGGTGCAGAGTTCATTATCGAAGCAGTTAGCGGTGTTTACAACATCGTCAGCATCGTTGGTGGTGGTGTGAACTATCAGGTTTCTGATACAATAACTATTCTTGGCACTAGCTTGGGTGGAACTTCTCCAGTAAACGATCTAACGATTACAGTAGATCAGATAGAAAACTACAATAACACACCAACTGTTGCGAAGCAGGTTCTTGTTTCTGACCGAGATCGCCATGTGATTGCATTTGGCTGTGACGCTGAGACAACCCCGGGCATCCAAGACCCCTTACTTATTCGCTTCTCCGACCAAGAAAACATTCTTAACTGGAATGCAAATGTTGAAAACACAGCGGGTGATTTAAGGATTGGTTCTGGATCGCAGATTGTAACCGCTATCGAAACAAGGCAGCAGGTGCTTGTCTTTACTGATGTGTCGCTACACGCCATGCAGTACCTTGGACCGCCATTCACCTTCGGCATCAACGCCATCTCTGAAAACATTACGATTGCGGGTCCGCTTGCGGCGATTAACGTTGAGGACAATGTATTCTGGATGGGCGCAGAAGAGTTCTACGTCTACGGTGGTGCAGTGCAACGTTTGCCCTGTTCTGTGCGAGATTACGTCTTCACTGACATCAACAATGATCAGCTTGAGAAGGTTACAGCGTCCACCAACACTGCATTCTCTGAGGTGACATGGTTCTATCCATCATCCTCAAGCAATGAGAATGATCGCTACGTTACCTACAACTATCAGCAAAAAGTATGGTATTATGGTACTTTATCTCGCACGGTCTGGCTAGATCGTGGCGTAAATGCCGAGCCTATTGCTGCTGCTCCAGATCATTCCTTGTATTTGCATGAGATTGGCTTTGATGATGGCAGCACAAGCCCAGCGCAGGGCATTAGCGCCTACATTGAGTCCAGCCAAATGGACCTTGGAGAAGGCGAACAATTTGTATTCATGAAGCGTCTAATACCAGATATGACGTTCCGTGACTCGTCAAACCCTACACCTAGTGCCACAATGACGCTGAAAGTGCGCAACTTCCCGGGTGCAAACTACTCTAACTCAAACAATGGTTCTGTTGCTAAAACAGCCAGTGTCCCGGTAGAGCAGTTCACAGACCAGATATTTGTTCGGCTTAGAGGTAGATCGTTCGCCTTCAGGATTGAAAGCGATGACACAGGCGTAGCGTGGAGACTTGGTTCACCGAGGGTTGAAGTAAGGCCAGACGGGAGAAGGTAATGTCCAGAAACCTTACCTTACCGTTCTTTCCAGTACCGCCTGAAGAGTACGATTATCAATATTTTGCAGAGTTAGTTCGAGCATACTCCACGTATCTTGAGCAAATACAAAACGCAGGTGAGGGTCGTAATACGTTTACGGTCTTTACTGCCTTGCAAACAGACGACAGTGGCCTAGAGTTAGGCGGCGTCTTTAACCATGGCGGCTATCTCAAGGTCGCTGAAATTAACACTCCACATGTTCGTGGCTCGCAAGGCACAGGACAAGTTGGATATGTAACGGTGACAACATCATGACAGATACAGTAATCACAATGTCAAATGGGTCGAAATGGCGACCTTCAACAAGCACAGACACAGTTCATTGTGCTAACTGTGACAACGCGGTTGACACGCCAGAAGAGATTGCAAGCTACCCCGATGGCAATTGTCCACAATGCAATAATTCTTGGACTGGCGGTGAAAAACGCAGTACAAGTATTCAAGTAACAATGCCTGAGTCTCTTTCTGGGTCTACACTCTAGTAATTTATGCCGACATTTGGTAACTTAATGGCAGTGATCACGAGGTTTTAATATGCAGGACATGGCAAGGTACGGTAGAAACGGCGATACCATGATGGCTCACGTAGCTCCGGGCGAGATGGTTGTGCCTCAAGATGTGTTGCAGGAAAACCCCGAAGTAGCCCAAGGATTAGGTGTAGCGTTTCGTGATTCTGGCATGGACCCACTGCGTTATACAGTCGGTTCTGGGTACAACAGCATCAACCCTGCAACTGGTGAACCCGAGTTCTTTAGCATTAAAGATTTGTTTAAAAAAGGTTTAGACGTTGGCAAGAAGTTTCTTGGTAGTTCTGCGGGTCAGGCTGTAACAACTCAAGTTTTGGGCGATCTTCTTCAAGGTCGTAAGCCAAGCCTACGTGATGCGCTCGTAAGCGGTGCCATAGGTGGTGGACTTGGTGCGCTGTCAGGTGACACTTCATTAGCTCAAGCCTTTGGCTTTGGTGATGTCGAAGGTGTACCTACTCGCCAGAAAGGTGCTGATCTATCTGCATTTGGCGGCAAAACAGGTGACGCTCTTACGGAAAAGCTAATTGAAAGCAAAACAAAAGGCATTGACCCCATATCAGGTGGCTACAAAGAAGGCTTGCTTGGTATCGGTGAGTTCTTTGGCCTTGATCCAAAAGACGGCATTGGTCGTATGTTAAACACAGAAATAGGTGAAGCATTGGCAATGGGCCTTGGCTCTAAGCTGATGGACTCAATCTTCCCACCTGATGACACACCCTCAGCGGCTGATCTTGCAGCGGCACGAGCAAATCGCTCGTATAGAGAGATCGTGTCTGACCCAGATCGTATTAAGTTAAGAACAGTGCGCCGACCAAGAGGGACCGCAGATCAAATCAAACAATACTTTGAAGACAATCCAAACCCGAACTCTAACTTTATTCAGTTGAACAAGGGTGGTCCAACATATTTCCCACGCCGTGACGGTGGCATCATGCCGAGCGAAGGTTCTGGTACAAAAGATGATGTTCCTGCTATGCTAACGGCAGGCGAGTTCGTAATGACTCGTGATGCAGTAAAGGGCGCAGGCAACGGTGACGTTAACAGAGGCATCCAGAAAATGTATGGTATGATGGATAAACTGGAGGGCATGTCGTAATGGCTGATACAGTAACAGAATCCACGATAACGCAGGCGCGTCCGCAGTATATTCAGGATATAGATCAGGCACTTCTTGGTCGAATCTTTGGTGCTCCTCTTACAGAGGGCCAAGAGTTTATTTCTGGTTATGAAGAAGACGGAACGCCAATATATTCAACTGCTACGGCTGAAGATGTAGAACAGTATGGTGGTACGCTATTCGGCGGTATTATTGATGACCCCGAACTGTTTAACATCCCAGATTACGTTCAGGCAGGTGCTGATCCACTTCAATCTGCTGTAACGGCTACACTTGGTGACGCAGAGCAACGCCAAGCGTTTATGGATCGTTATATTCCGTATTTCCAAACAGATGATGGCAAGCCGCGCTATTTGCCAGAAGCAGGCACTGCGTTAGAAACTGGCGCAACATCTATTGAAAAAGCACTTACAGATTACTTCCCAGATGCGAAGACATATTTGCAAGAGGGTCGTGGCACTACAGGTGTAAAGAACATTTACGACACAGCATTGTCAGGTGTTCGTAGCGATATTCAGCAAGGCACAGATACTTTTGACGCTAAGAGCCGAGCAGAAAACCTATTAGGTGGTGCGCAAACAGCCATTCAAGGTGGTCTTGGTCAGTTTGCACCACAAAGCCTAGACTCAGGTGGTCAGTTTGGCGCAGAAGGTGCTTTTGATCGCAGAACTGGTCGTGCATTTGAGCTTGCCGAGCAAGGCTTAGGTGGGTTTGATCCTAACAAAGTCACAGAGTTTATGGACCCCTACAAAGAGCAGGTCATTGATGCTGCTATGAAGCGCATTGACCGTGAGGGCGCAAAGCGTCGTCAAGCAGGTGCAGCGCAAGCAATTGGCGCAGGGGCTTTTGGCGGTTCTCGTGCAGGTGTTCAGGCAGCAGAGACTGAACGCGCTATTGAAGAAACAAAGCAGCAAACCGTTGCGAACCTTATGTCTCAAGGCTACGACAAAGCTATGGCAAACGCTATGGCGACTGACGAAGCCGAACGCAAACGTGCGCTACAAGCCTCTGGACTGACTGGTGAGCTAGGTGCAAAGGGAACTATTCTTGAATCACAGGCGTTTGAAGATGCAGCTAAACGTGGTCTAGCAGCCGCAACTACCGAAGGCCAAATGAAGCAGAAAGCATATGAAGATGCCATGAAGCGTCAATTGGCTGGAGGTCAGGAGCTTGGTCGCTTGGGCACAACACAGTTGGGCGCAGAAGCACAGGCATTTGAGTCTGGCGAAGACCGCATGCTGAAAGCGGCTGACATGTATCGTAGCATGGGCCTTTCAAGCGCAGAGGCGCAAGCGAGAGCGGCTGAAGACGAGAAGAAGCGCAGCTTAGAATCAGGTCGTTTGATGGGTGGCCTTGGTCAAACATACGGTCAGATCGGCGGTGCGCAGGCAGACATCGGTCAGGCATATGGTCAGTTAGCAGGAACAGCGGCAGACATTGGTCGTGTGTTCGCAGGTATGTCTCCTGCCGATATGCAGTTCATGTACGAAATGGGTGGCAAAGAGCGTCAATACGCTCAACAAGCCGAAGACTTCAAGCGTCAGAATGAGCTATCGAAAACACAGCAAGCCTTGGCACCATACAGCTACGGTCAGACATTCGTGGCAGGATCGCCATCAGCATCTATGTATAGTCAATATACGCAGACACCGCAGACACAAGTAGACCCATTCATGCAGGGCGTTGGAACATATGCAACGATGCAGGGTCTAAACCAAATGGGATAAGAGGTTTATATGGCTAGAAGACCTATGACGCCAGCACAGCGGTACGAAGAAGTAGCTCAACGCTATATGAATGACCCAAGCCGAACAAGTGTTCGTGGTGGGCTGGAGAGTTTGTTCGCTGCTGAAGGTCCAGAGTCTGTAGGGACTTTCGTTAACATTCCGTCTGCGAAAACAAGCGCGTCAGGAAGACTGGCTGCTTTCCAAGAAATGACAGATGCCTTAGCTCCCTTTTATGGCGATGACTTTGACCCTTCAGGTATATTAGGCCCACTGATTGAACGCAGCGGTCAGATGGATCGAGGAGAATATTTGACTGCACCTATTGAGAACGTCACTCAGCAAGAGGGTGGCTTTTTTGGTGGTAAGGGAATGCTGAGTTCGCCATCTGGAATGTCTTTTGGCGCAGGCTCTGAAGAGCTTTCTGAGCTAGAAAAAGCAAGCCGCATGATCAAAGATTCCGCAGTTCCGGGTCGCTTTGAGGGCGTAGGGAACTTGCGACAACGCGAGATACTCGCAGACGAAGCGGCTCGCATTGAGGCTATGGATGATGACGCAGATATATTTGCTGCGGACTCAGTTGATGAGATTGGTGCATTGCTTGCGCAACTGGACGCAAAGCCAAAGCCTACTGGTGATGAGCAGATGCCAACGCCTGAAGAAACTCTTCAAGCTGCCACTACAGGTGGACGCGGTACAACTGTTGAAAAGCCGGGCGAACGCGCAGCTTATATGAAGATGCAAGAGTCTTTGAAAAAAGGTTCAGAGAAAACCAACGCGGCTGAAGAGGCATTCACAGCAGCTATGGCTGATGTATCCAAGCCCAAGAAGGGCGAGTCCAAAGCCGATGCAATTGCTCGGTATAAGAAAGAGTTCCAAGAAGCTACAGGCATTGACGCAAGCGGTAAGATTGACAAAAGCCGTGCGCTTATGGCGTTTGGTTTGGCATTGATGCGTAACAAATCAGGTGGCAAAGGGTTCTCTGGTGCGCTTGAAGCATTGAGTGGCGCAGGCGAAGCGGCAATGCCATATATCGACAAGGCAACTGCGGATGCGAAAGCTGCACAGCTTGCAGCAGGTCAATACGCATTGCAGCAACGTCGTGCAGATGTTGATGCTGCATTGGCAGCAGCAAAAGCCGAACAAGATTTTGCAAGAGAGAAGTATCTGAAATGGTATGAATCTAACTTGAAAATGAAAGAGCAAGATGCCAAAGCTAGTTTGGATGCGCAATTAGAGGTCATTAAAGCTCAGGCAACTGGTGGTGACTATAGCAAGACTAAGGATCGCAAGTTTGTGGATGGTCAAGGCTCATCAGAGTCATGGAAAGTTCCATATGTCTATGACGCGAAAGACCCGAATGGTGGCTTCTTCCTAAAGCCTGAAGCTGCAATTCGTAAGCACATTCAAGGTCGTGATGGTGTTGTTGATGCGCGTGAGACAATTGACGCGTTACGCACAGCGGCAACAGAGATTGCAGAGGGTGGCGGTACTATAGAAGTCGCCTACCAAAAGCTACACTCTATAATGAAGGCTATCGCTCCATCACAGTATTTGACGGGTGAGCCAACTAACGTCGAAGACTATAACTACGAAACGAAAAAACTACTCAACCAATACAAGCGTTTCCTTACACAAGAGACTGGTAACGGTATTTCAAACAAAGACGTTGAAATGTGGACGGACGATTTGATGGGTAACATTGGTTTCTTTACAAACCTTGATGCCTCATTGAACGCGCTTGATGGTCTTGATCAAATCTTTGCCGCAAAGCAAAATGACTTTGACAACGCTCTTGAAGAATTGCTTGATCCATCTAATCACCAAGCAGGAACTTATGATACGATTCTTGAAAAGTATGGTACTTATGAAGACCTGCAAGGATTAGGTTCACTTGTGTTTGTGGATGGTAAGCTAGTTAGGAAATAGTAATGCCCGAGATTCAGCTTGAAATTAGACCCGGAGAGTTCATTCCTTTTGAAATCAAAGGGGATAAACCAACGTATCCTGAGATGTTGCAAGCTGAACGTTTAATCAAGCAAATGGACAAGCCAGTTTCTCCACTTGCCACTAGAGATGAAACGCCAATCGACAGAGATACTGGCATTCAAGAATCAAAGCTGCGCCGTCAGTTGGCTCGTGCTGAAACGGGCGGTGAAGAAGAAGCTGTTCTTTCCAAGTATGGATTCCGCGAAGGCGATTATATCCGCGATAGCCGTGGTAATCTTGCTTTAACACCAAAAGGTGCTGCGTTAATCGGCGTAGATACTGACAAGCCCATAGCAATTGATGAAAGCGGTTTCTCTCTTATGGACCTACAAGACTTTGTGGGGGCTGCGGGTGAAGAAATCGTCGGTGGTGTTGCAGGTGCGCTTGCAGGGCAAGCAGTAATCCCTGTGCCGATTTTAGGTGCGGTTATCGGTGCTGGACTTGGCACTGGTGCAGGTAAAGCTGTTGAGGAAACCACAGAGGCGTTACAGGGCGTACAGCGTCAAGAATTAGGTGACATCGGCGGTGACATCTTAACGGAAGCTGCCATTGGTGCTGCGGGTGAAGGTATCTTTGGTCTTGTTGCAAGAGGCTTTGGCGGGATAGCAGGTCGTGGTGGTGTTGGTGGCAAGTTGACACCGCAAGCGCAGCAAGAAGTCGCGGAAGCCATAGGCTCTAATTATAAGCCATCTATCTCAGCCATGGGCGGTCCATCATTGATTGGTCGTCAGCAAGCAATGTCAGAAAAGGCATTAGGCACATCTAAGCGTCTTAGAGACAACCACGATCAAATCATGGAAGACTTAGCAAAGCTGAGATCATATGGTGCTGAAGGCGGCATGGACATTGACCGCACAGCGGCGGTTTTGACAAACGCCGTTAAGTCAGGCGACACCGCACTGTTGCAAGCTGAAAAGAACATGACGAACAATCTCATCAAGCACATGGATGACATTGCGGTTCAAATGGGCAAGGCAGCGAAAAAAGACACTACACTTAACACAGACATTCAGAATGCGTTCGTAGGCGCATTTAAGGCATTCGATGAAGAAGTTCAAAAGAAATATGCTAATATTGAAAACCTTACCAATAGCGCAATTGGTGATGCTGCACTGTTCAATACACGAGGCTTGAAGCAAAATGCTCAAGTTGAGTTGGATCGACTAACAGCCGCAGGCAGTGGCAATCTGGGAAAGTCTAGGCAAGCTGTTGAAGAACTTATGAAGTTGCCAGATGATGCGTCATTCACTCAAATCTATAAAGCTCGCAAGGCTTTGAATGATACTTGGATGGGTAACTATGGATCGGACAGTGTTAAGCTAATGAAGGACAAGTTCCTTGATAAGTTGGACGCATTCATTTCTCCTCAAGCTGTTGAAAACGCATTCCGTCGCAAAACCTTCCGCGACATGATGGAATCTGGTGCAGCAACGGCTGAAGACAAAGCATTAATGAAGACGGTTTCAAAGGAAATACCTAAAGTTCGTGACTTCTTTAGCAGAGGCATGGATGCGTTCGAAAAAACATCTGGTGCGGCAAGCCTTAAAAGCCTGAATAATGCTGTTAAGGGCGGCAAAGAGCTAAACCCACAGGGTGCATACAACCGCTTGATCCGTGATGATAACCCAAAACTGTTGCAAGATGCGCAGTCAGTTATAGAAACTAATCTAGGCAAAGGCGCATTTGATGACATTCGCAACCGTGCCGCAGGTGAATGGTTGCGTAAAGCGATGCGTGAATCTGGATCAACTTTGGACTCCACGAGAAAGTTTAGTGGCAGCAAGTTCAAGGAAAAGCTGGAGGCGCTGGGCACAACAACCGATGAATTGTTCGGGTCACAAGCAAAAGAAGTCAAAAAGCTGGCTGATCAGCTAGATTCTTTGTCATTAACTCGGATTGATCAAAGCGTCATTGATGACTTTATTGCATCCGGGGCTGATGAAGCTGGGGTTAATCTTCTTAGAAATGTTCGGGATATTATGAAGGAGAAGGCTGACTTTGATGCAGTTCAGGTCGCTCGCAAACTTCGTAGCGGCAACATTACATCAAGTGAAGCTGCCGATCTTCTCGCAAGTCCCTCTATGCGTGGCGATGACATCACGCAGCTAGGCAAGTTCTTCAAGGACAAGCCTGCGGAACGCGCAGAGTTGCAGTCATACTATATGCAGAGCCTAATTGGTGACTTCGAAGATACATTCCTAACAGACAAGAAAGCATTCAAGCTGCTATCTAAGCGGATCGAACAGGCCAAAAAGTCTGGTAAGATTGATGCGCTGTTTGATCCAGAAGATGCAAAAGCCATTGGCCTGTTTGGTCAAAACATGAAGGTTCTTGGTGTATCTGCTGAAGGTGGTGATCTGGTTGCTGCTAACATTGCAGCAAGTCCACTAGAGAATTTAGGAACACTTGCTCGGCTTAGTGTCGTAGGTCGTGTGTTATCCACAGGCCCGTTCTATACAACTTTCATGAAAAAGTATGGACCGCAGGCGGCAACACAAAAAACTAAAGCTGGGAAAATGAGAGTTTTTTTAGAAACGCTAAACGATGTTCTTGGTGCAGCGGCTCGTCAGCAGACTGCTCGTGGTATCGCAGGCGTTACGTCTTCATTAGGCTCAGAAGCAGAGCGCCTTGCAGAAGGATTAAGCGAGCAGATGGAGTCTCGTGTCCCGGCAGCGCCACAAATAACCCGAACAACTATTCCAGTTCCTGAAGTTGCCCCAGTAGATACCCCCAGCCTACCGCAAAGCTCCAGTATTCGTGAGCAGGCAAAGCAAAACCCAGCAGTGGCAGCGACACTACTGGGCGGACTTGGCAATATGGGACTGCTCTAGTCTTCGATAACTGATGCGATACCGCCAATGCCAACTGCGGCAGGGCGGTATGACTGCCTTGCATTCTCACGCGCTTGAATCTCATCGTGTGCTTCGTCAATCATACGCGATAGCTGTCGTCCGATAGCGCGATCTTCTTTTTCTGCGATATAAACTAATTTGTCGTAAGCCTCTATTGAAACACCGACTGATTTGTATTTTACTGGATTTGGCATGGAGGGCTTTCCCATAAATGACGTTTCCTACTGTATATAATCCCAAGCGGCGTGGGTCAAGACCCAAGTACGGCAACAAGAAAGTAACTGTGGACGGTATCAAGTTTGATTCCAAGTGGGAGTCAGAGCGTTACCTGTATCTCAAATCTCTCGAACGCGCAGAGCGTGTCAAAGACCTTGAGCTACAAGTGCGATACAACATAGCAGTCAACGGTGAAAAGATTTGCGCATACATTGCAGACTTCCGCTATCAGAAGCAGGACAAGAACGGTGACTGGTACGAAGTTGTCGAAGATGCCAAGGGCGTCGAAACCCCTGAATTTAAACTGAAAAAGAAATTAATGAAGGCCGTCCACGGCATAGAAATATTTTTATCTAAAAAAAGTCGTTGACATATCCCAAGCCATATGGGACAAGGGGGTTCTAGTAATTTAAAGCGGAAAGGAATCGACATGAATAGTCGTGAACTGTTCGAACGTCGAGAAGAACTCAAGTACGTGATTGCGGACTTGAAGGTCGAACTCAAAGATGTCGAACAACAAATCTCAGATATGTTCTTAGACCAAGCCCGTGACGCGTTACGCGCAGACGGTAAAGACTTTGGCACCACATATATTGTTGCGGGTAATCGTAAGCTCAAAGCTACGGTGCGCAAGAAAGTTGTGTGGGACCAAGACGAGCTTGGTAACGTGTTGCAGTCCATGCCAGAGCAGGACGCACGTCACTATGGAAAACTTACGCTTGCAGTAGACGAGCGTAAATACACAGCCGCACCACCTGCCATTCGAGACATTCTCGAACCATGCCGTATCGTGGAAGTTGGTGGTTTCTCAATTGAAGAGGTAGACTAATGGCCCTACAAATTATCACAGCCGATCAACGCCTAGCTGAAAAGAAAGGCCACAAGATCGTAGTATGCGGTGCAAGCGGTGTGGGCAAAACCACATTGGCTCGTACCCTAAATCCTAGCACCACTCTGTTCTTGGACTTGGAAGCAGGCGATGCCGCTATCGAAGGGTTCCCTGTTGACGTATTGCGTCCAAGAACATGGCAAGAGTGTCGTGACCTCGCATGTTTCATTGGGGGTCCAAATCCCGCGTTGAGCGAAGATCAACCATACAGTCAAGCACACTACGATTACGTCGTGTCGATGTTTGGCGACAGCGTGGAGATCATGCAGAAGTATGATACGCTCTTTGTAGACTCTATCACAGTTGCAGGACGTTTATGCTTTCAGTGGTGCTTACAGCAACCAGACTCACGCTCAGAGCGTTCTGGTAAGCTAGACACCCGTGCAGCCTATGGCATGCATGGTCGTGAGATGATGTCTTGGCTAACTCATTTGCAGCACATCCGCGAGAAAAATGTGATTTTCGTTGGCATCCTTGACGAAATCACAGATGATTATGGGCGTAAGCAATACGCTCTACAGATCGAAGGCAGCAAGACAGGGCGTGAATTGCCCGGGATTGTTGACGAAGTGATCACAATGGCTGTTCTTACAGGTGACCACGGTCAGTATCGTGCGTTTATCTGTCAGCCTCTGAACGAATGGGGTTACCCTGCGAAAGATCGCTCAGGTCGCCTCGACGTATTGGAAGAGCCAAACCTTGGGAAACTGATGGACAAAATGTCCAGTGGCTCTCCAGACCAACCAAAGGATTTAACATTCGTTGATCCTGCAACTCAAAACTCTAGCGAAGAGGAGCAAGTAAATGCTTAATCTAAACAATGTACCCGCAGACGATAACCCACAAGAGCGTGAGTTCTCGCTAATCCCTAACGGCACAATCTGCCGCGCAGTCATGGTCGTCAAGCAAGGCGACATGGAAATCCCTGAGTTCGGTCAAGGCGCATGGTTCAAGAAGTCCATGTCCACAGCGGCAAAGTGGATGGAACTTGAGTTCACAATCGTGGGCGGTGAGTATGATCGTCGCAAGTTCTGGGACCGTGTGTTTGTCGATGGCGACAAGATGGGTCAGAGCGGTATTCCACAAGCCAAAGAGATTGGTTTGCGTACACTGAAGTCTTTGATCGAAAGTGCGCGTAACATTGATCCTGCGGATATGTCACCAGAAGCGCAGCAAGCTCGTAACATTTCTGGCGTTTTTGACTTAAACGCATTAGAAATCTGTGCTAAGGTCGGAATCAAGAGGGGCACAAACGGTTACTCTGATAGTAATCGTCTAGTCGCTGCCCTGACACCTAATTCGCGGGAGTTCGTTCCAAGTGGACAAGCTCCAGTAATGCAGACCCCTGCGGCTGCTCAGACAATGCAAGCTGCCCCCGCGCAGCCTCAAGCGTCTGGTGCTGTTCCGTCATGGGCGCAACGCTAATCTAGCGGCAAGGCCAATCCGCGCCTGCTAGACCACGGGTAGGGGGGCCGTGGGCCGCAATCCCCCCTCACTTTTCTAGCGAATAGGTGTTCCAATGTTATTACGTCCCTACCAAGAGGTAGCCGTCAACGACGCACTCAGTGCCCTCGACAAGCACGGCAATACCCTAGTTGTCGCACCAACAGGTGCAGGCAAAACCATCATGCTCTCTGCGCTCGTAGGCAAGCGTCACAAGAAGGGCAAAAAGATTCTTGTCGTCCAACACCGCGACGAACTTGTTGAGCAAAACGAATCCAAGTTCAAAAAGGTAAATCCCCTGATGACCACCAGTATCGTCAACGGTACGGTCAAGCATTGGGAAGGAGATGCAGTGTTCTCAATGGTGCAAACCATTTCGCGTGAACGCAATCTCGCACAACGTCCCAAGTTCGATATGGTCGTCATTGACGAAGGCCACCATGCAGCGGCTCCCACGTATCGTCGTGTGATTGACGCGATCCTTGAAGACAACGACACAGCAGAAATCGTGGGCTTCACAGCTACACCTAACCGTGGCGATGGCAAAGGCTTACGATCAGTTTTCAATAACTGCGCACACCAGATCGAACTAGCAACGCTTATCCACGAAGGTTACCTCGTGCGCCCCAAGACGTTTGTCGTTGATCTTGGCGTAAACGATGACCTGAACAAAGTCACCAAGCGGGGCAAAGAGTATGACATGGAAGAGGTCGCCGCGATCATGGACCGCCAAGTCATTAACGATAGAATTGTTCGGGAATGGCAAGAGAAGGCAGGTGATCGTAAGACCGTTGTGTTCTGCTCCACAGTCAAACATGCCGAACATCTTTGTGAAGCATTCCTGCTCGCAGGCGTTAAAGCTGATTACGTCACAGGAGAGACAGACAAAGCCGAGCGTGAGCAAATGCTGCATGACCTAGAGCATGGCGAAACGCAGGTGATTGTGAACGTAGCGGTGCTTACAGAGGGTTTTGATGCCCCGCCAGTCTCTTGCGTCGTCCTGACGCGCCCATGCTCCCAGAAGGGCACTATGGTGCAGATGATTGGTCGTGGGCTGCGCATCGTTGATCCAGAGCTATATCCGAACACAGTTAAGACAGACTGCATCGTTATGGACTTTGGGACGTCCGTTATTACGCACGGTTCACTTGATGACACAGCCAACCTAGATGGCGCAGTCAAGCGAGAGGGTGGCGAAGCCCCAGTAAAGGTATGCCCAGAGTGTGAAGCTGAAGTAGCACCAACCACACGCGAATGCCCATTCTGCGGTCATATCTTCCAGAAATCTGAAAAGGATGTACTCGAAAACTTTGTGATGACCGAGTACGATCTAATGAAGATGTCGCCATTCTTGTGGATCGAACCGTTCCCAGAAAGCGACATTATGATGGCTCTAGGATTCAAAGGTGTTGTCTGTATCGCTCCGCTATATGTCAATGACTTTTGGGTTGCTATGGTCAAGCCCCAGTCCATGCCAGTGCGCACAGTCGCCATTGGTGATAAGATCAACGCAATGCGAGCAGCAGATGACTTCCTGCGTGAGATCGAAGATGACAACGCAGCAAACAAAACCAAGCGTTGGCTGAACCAGAAAGCATCGGCAAAGCAAATCCAATTGCTGAGAGATGCAGGCGTCGAAGTAAACGTCATGGACTTTTCATGGACCAAGTATCGCGCAAGCTGCGCTCTTGGATTCCTATGGACCGAGCATCGTTACAAGGCGCATTACAATCAAGCACAACAAAAAATCATGCAACAGGCGGCAGAATGATAAAGCTAATTACGGTACGAGATGGAGAGACTGGACCCGTCGTTTACATGTGGGTAGACGGCAAAGAGGTCGGTCATGTAGAGTTAACCACAAGGGTCACGGCTAATTTAATCTCTGATTTAGCCAAACGCATTGTGGAGAAACCAAATGCCGAGATTTGAAATGTACCTCATGATTGCAGAAAAGAGTGAGGAGAATATCGAAACATCTGAAATTGAGATGGTGTGTTGGGTCAATGATCCAGAAGATTTAAGCGAAGTCCAAGAGGTGGCGAACGAAGTTATCGAAGAGCACATCTATGATGCAGAGCACACGGTTCTGTTTGGCACAGCCACAGTCATCATCAAAGGATCAGAAGTATTAAACATTGGCTTCAGAAATAAAGATGCAGACCCAGAAGAAGTAAATGAAGTCATAGAATTGTTCGGGTCACGAGAGGAGACAGTACATTGACAGTGCCATCAGCACCAAAGCCAATCGAAGAATTGGCGCATATACTAGGAAAGTTTGGGTGGGACACACGGTTTTCTGACTTAACAGAAGATCAAGTCCACACACTAATCTTTGGATTACAGGAAGCAGAACGTCTAGCAGCGGAGATCAACATTGGAAAGCTCGAAGAAACCTACTTTAAGTCAACAGGCACTTGGCCTTCTACATCAATCCCCTTCTAAAGAAGACCCAGTTGTTGATCACATCAAGGCAGCGATAGACAATGCCATCGTCGCAGGCGAAAAGAAACGCGAACGACGCAAGTACATTGGCGCATCTAGTATCGGTGATGAATGTCAGCGCAAGATACAGTATCGCTACCTCAACTATCCTGTAGACCCAGACAAAGAGTTCAGCGCACAAACGCTGCGCATCTTTCAGTTCGGTCACGAGATCGAAGATTACGCGGCTAAGTGGATCAAGGATGCAGGGTTCGATCTGCGCACAGAAGATACACAAGGCGAACAATTTGGGTTCTCAATCGCTGATGATCAAATCAGAGGCCACATCGACGGTGTAGTCTGTGACGGTCCTGTTGCCATGGGCTATCCATGTTTGTGGGAAAACAAGTCAGCAAACGAAAAGAAGTTTCAAGCATTCGTGCGTCATGGTGTTGCAAAAGCCAACCCCGTGTATGCAACGCAGATTGCTTTGTACCAGACGTATATGGAGCTAACGGAAAACCCTGCGCTCTTCACAGTGGTCAATAAAAATACGTCTGAAATATACTATGAGCTAGTGCCGTACAATCCTGTTCTGGCACAAGAAGCGAGTGATCGCGCAGTGAATATCTTGACGGCTGCGAAAGCGGGTGACATTCTACCCCGCATAGCGCAAAGTAAAGACTTTTTTCTGTGCAAATTCTGCGAGTTTCGTGAGACTTGTTGGAATGAATAAAAAAAATGGGGTGCGCTACTAACGCAACCCCATATGTAGTGGTTTGTTTGGGTATGGAAACAAGATAATGAATATTTTACAGTTTGGCAAGACATCGAAAGAAGTGGCTGAACGTATTTCTCGGGAGGTTCCTCGCACAGTTCAGTTGCAAGTTCTGTTCGATACTTTCCCTGAAGGGATTCGTCGCGGCAACGATTTTATGCTCGGTAACCTTAGTGGTGATCGTGGGCAATCGCTTAGAATTAACATCGACATCAACAGTCCATGGTTCTTGAACGGCAAAGATTTTGAATCTGGTGATGGCGTCGGGGGCATCTGCAAAATCCTAAAAGAAGGCAAGGGATGGTCTATCGCAGAGACAGCAGAATACTTCTCTGACTACCTGCCCACAGCATTCGCACCTGTGCCTGAGAACATCGTTAAGCCGAACAACTCCAATAACTTTCAGGTGACCAACACCACAACAACGAACGGTTTCAAACCGCCAGAGGCCAAGCCTGTTAAAATGCAGATTGGTCCGCAGACACCATTCGAAGACGAGTACACCTATACTGACGAACACGGAGAAGTGATCGTTACGGTGCGCAAATACTTTGATAGAGATGAGACTGGCGAAATTGTTCGAGATAGTGCTGGGAAGCCTAAGAAACAATTCCGCCAGTTTATGGATGGACGCCAAGGTTTACCCGAACCCAGACCCCTGTATAACATACCCGATGTTCTTGCAGCGGACAAGGTGATTTGGGTTGAGGGGGAGAAGTGTGCCGATGCACTCACGGAACTCGGATACGCTGCCACATGCACTATCGGTGGTGCAGGCATGCTGTCCGAAAACACGGCCTCAAAATTTGACTTCTCTCCCTTCAGAAACAAAGAAGTAATCCTCTGGCCTGACAATGACGAGGCAGGCAAAAAGCTCGCTCGCATTGTCGAAGCGCAGGCAAAAGCCGCAGGCGCAAAGTCCACAGTGACACTGCACATTCCATCGACAAAGCCAGAAAAGTGGGACGCAGCGGATGCTATCGAAGAAGAATTTGACATCAACAAGTTCTTGCAAACCCATGAAAGTAAAGTAAAAAAGCCAATCTCGCTTTTGGACGAAAGCCTGCTTATAAACAAGTATTTCGTCGGGTCTGCACCACAGCAAAAGTTCCTGATCAGCGATACAATTCCGCTCGGGGTGCCAGTGGTATTCGCAGCAGCGGGTGACTCAGGTAAAGGTATGATGACGCTCGACTTAGCCATGAAGGTCGCCTCGGGCGCATCTATGCAGAACGCATTCGGTGGTCTAGTCGCAGAGCATGGTGATGTTATTCTCATCACAGCAGAAGACGACAAAGACGAGATGCACCGCAGAATTGCTCGGCTTGATCCCATGGGATACCGCGAACACTATGATCACAATCTGCGTGTTCTACCGCTACCTAACTTGGGCGGCGTGTTTCCAATCATGCATAAGTTCGACAACACCTATCTCATGGGCGAGGAGTTTTCTCGTATCTACGATCAAATGCTCGAACTTGAAAACCTCAAGCTGATCATCATTGACCCTATGGCATCGTTTGTACACGCAGATGTGAACGCTGACCCCGCAGCGGGTGCTGCATTCATGGGTCTTCTTGCGCAGATGGCAACAGAAACAGCGGCAACTGTGATCGTTAACCACCACATGGCGAAGATCAGAGACAGTGATCCAGTGACAACGCCAGAGCAAGCGCGGAATCTTATTCGCGGTACATCAGCTATCGTTGACGGTGTTCGTTCGGCATTCGCTGTCTGGCAAGTTGACGAAGGCACAGCCAAGCAACGCTGCCGTGATTTGCAGATCGCATATACACGCAACGCCGTATTCGATGGCGCAGTCGTTAAATCCAACGGTCCTGCTAATCGTGACATCCGACACTTCATCCGTAATCCAGACACAGGATTGCTTGAAGATCGCAGCGTGGACATCGCATCGCTCATCCTATCACAGACGCAGCGTGATCGCCTCGCCCATCTTGTCGATCTAATCCGTATGCGTGAAAACGATGGTCGTGCGCTTACCCACGATGGTAAGAACGATGGCGTTTACAATGTCGTGCAGGAATCAGAGCCTACAGAACCATGCATCATTGCCCTCAAAAATGCAGGCAAGCGCACCACGGTTAAAGAACTGGTGACCAAAGCCATGGAGCAAGGCATGATTCGTAAGTACGCACTGACAACAAGCGGCGAAGAAAAGTGGCTCGGCACCATGGACGGACCTCTGGCTCGCGGCGAATACGAACGTCAAACCGGGCGCGATAACATCTAACACGATAAATTGTTCGGGTTATTTAGGTTAACTGCCGGGCGCTCCCGGTTAACTTTTTACTTGCATGTTATGGGAATACTTGGTATAAATCCCAATCTACAAAGAAGGAGAAGTAAATGATTCATGTATTTGAAGATCAAAAGCCGAGTCTCGAAGAGGCTCAAGGATTGGTCGGAGGCTTGGTCGAAATGGTTCGATCACCTACGCATCAAGACTGGCAAATCCTAGTCAACGAAGAAGGTTTGCTAGAAGGTTTGCCATTTAACGAAGAAGCTACTAAAATCTGCGGGACAGGTATTGTTGGCCCTGCTATCGTTTTAAAAGGAAACGCTAGATGGGATTAGGCAATGACCGAGCAGTACACGCAGATTAAAATACTATTGACGCGCCGATTGCAGTCCATGAAAGACGAAGCAACGGCGCGTCGTCGTTTTACACTAAAGCAACAAGTCGAAGAACTTGAACACCTTATAAAAATGATGGAGAGGGAACTTGGAATCGAAGACAGAATTAACACCAATGCAAACTCTGAAAGCTCTAGTCAAAATGGGGCTTCCGTTTGAACAGGCATACGCACAATGTTGGCAAGATCAAGTAGACAAAGAAGGTCGTAAGAATCCATCGCCTAACTACATGTCCGACAATCACCTACAGGCAAAGATGAATGGCTCAAAAGGTGGTCGCCCAAAGACCAAAAAGATCAAAGCAAGCGACTTGCCGAAACAGGCATCAATCATTAACAGAATGCTTATTCGTGGCTTTCGTGTCGGGGAAATCGCTGACATGATCGGAACATCGCAACAAAGCGTAAGCCAAGCAAAAGCGAAGTATAAACTACCAATAGAGTGATCGTGAGGCGGCGGTTAAAATGTGAGAATAGCGCATTCGGTAGCTTAACCCAACCAACAAAAACGATGGTATGCCGCCTCAACACTTTCTATCAAAAATCAAACAATCTGCTCAAGGGGTTTTTTTAAAAAACGCCCTGACTTTGTGCTTGCATTCCGCCGTAACCTTGGAACTGATTTTGCGCTGGCTGGGCGTAATTCGAATAGTTGTTCGTGTTATAGCCCATCTGCTGCGGCTGGTACGGGTTCGGCATCTGACCATAACTTCCGTATCCGCCCATCTGCTGACCCATTCCGTAACCACCAAACTGCTGTGGCTGCGGACGCATCTGCTGATATGGATTCATATACTGCTGTTGCGGCTGATTATATCCCATCGCGCCGAACTGTCGTGGCTGATTCATTTGGTTATACTGAGCATACCCACCACGCGGCGTTACCATAGGCCGCTGCATCGGCTGCTGCATCATCGGGGGTCGTCCAAAGCCTTGATACGGCTGCATTCCCATCGGGCGCATGCCACCTAAGCCCATGCCCATTCTCGGGTTGAACTGTCTCTGCTGCAACTGGTTCTGCAACTGATTAATGCGGTAATCCTTAAACGCTCCCGTGCCCTCAAACGCTGACTGCAACTCTTGCAAGCGAGTCTGCTGCTCTTGGTTCGGAGCCAAACTCTTTTGAAAGTCCATCAACGCCTGATACTGCTCGTTGCCCTCAAATGGATTCGCGGGTTCCTGTCGAACATCTGCTGTTTTTAGTCTCGGGTCCATCGGACGAGAAATCTCTGGAACTCTCGGAGCAGGTCTGAAGTTTGAATTGTCTATGGTAGCAACAGGTCTTTGTGTGAAAAGATTGCCCATGCCCATTTGTCGAAACAAATCACCAAGTCCACCGACTTGCTGTGGCATCATCGTTGCTGCCTGTGCAGCACGTCTAGGCAATTGAGGGTTTCTTCTAAGTGAATCGGCATATGGTGACATCATTACCATCGGGACAATCTCCAAAAGTTATTCGGAGTCTATCACTTTCGATTCATCATATCAACTCTGCGTTCACCCATATACGCATCGACAACCATCAGCAGAAAGATCGGCAAGTCGTCTGGGTGCAATCCTAACCCGAACAATAATTCGCAAACCAAATTACGCGTGTCCGAAATCGACATCTGCTCAGGTAATTCTTGGAGAAGATCATCAACAATCTTCTCCACTTTTTCAGAACTTAGGCTCATAAACCTCGCCTTCGTCCTCTAACTTCTTATAATGCGCCAATTGCTGCGCCAACTGCGCAAGCCTCGGGTCGCCTTCCCACTCAGCGTCATCCACCTTGCGCTGTAGCTGCTTCACTTGTTCGCCCACAATCGCCAGTCTATCATCCATCTTTGCTCTCCCTTAACTTCGGCCTTAACACAAACGATACCTTATCAGATACAACGCACTGCATACTCGTGTCCTCATACAACTCATAAATCTGGCTGTAGATAGGATCAGCAAGCCCCTGCAATGCCTCTTGGCAATGACGCTCCCTATCGTACCAAATGTATGAAGTCGTCACACTCTCTGCGTCCATACTGTAAGTAATCACCAAAGCAGTAAAGTAATAAATCATGGTGCTTCCTTCCAAATGTCACCAACGAACAACTCATCACGATCAGTCCCGCCGAACTCAATAATGAACTCACTCCGCGCCAGTCTCGACGCCATAGCACTGTTCGCAGCCTCAACTCGAAACACACGCTTCACAACACCCTCAACCTCAACACTGTACGTTTTCTTCTTCTGCGGGTCCAAACCAATCACAGTTTCAAAGCCATCATCCTCAATCATAATCAACTCCCAACTTGTCCATCCAATTCTGCAACGTCTGATAGTTCTTTAACCCTAACAACTTCGCAGCCTCAGTCACGTTCTTTGATCGGGCCATTGCCCTCTCAATGTAATTACGCTTCACATTGTCAATCGCGCCCTGCACATCAAAGTCGTCAGGGTCAATCGCATCGTGCTCGTCAGAAATGTTCGGGTTAGCCTGTCGCCAATCCTCGTTAACCTTCAAGTCGTGGTCAATCTCGTCAATAAACCGCAGCATGTCGCTCTCGGTTACAATGCCGTTCAGCCTATCCCGAACATAATGCATGCACATCGTGTCTTCTACAACGCTCATGGCAAATCCTCAAAACTGTGTCGCTTTAACTCTGGAAAGTCTTGTGGTCCCAACTCTGGCAAATTCTTTGCAAGTTGCAACTCACTTGGCATTGCCCTCAAACGAAAAAACCCATCATGTTCGGGATAAGTATCCATAAACCACCTAGCAAAGAATGCGCTGTAGTTGTTGTTAAGTTTGAATGTGGACTTGCCGTCCACATCCGCTTCGTCAGTCTCCCACCGAATACGCTCAAACACACCCTTCGCAGAGTAATTTCGAAAGCCTCGATGGATAACCTCAAACGTAAACCGAACAAAACACTCCCACACCTTGGGATTCTCCCTGTGGAACTTAACAGCAGCTTCTTCGATCTCTTCGTAACGCGTCTTCATGCCGCTGCCTCTTCATCGCCGCGTAGCTGTGTCGCAATATCTTCAATCGGTTGCACACTCACACCATGCGCCTCAACGCATCCGCGATAACGATTCAACCAACGCGCCAAATCAGATGCAGCCTGCCTACGCAACTCAGCTCTCGAATCTTCACTGTCTGGATCATATGGCACATAACCGCCACCATTGCGCCGACTCGATTGGGGGCTAAGAAATGCGGGTGCCTCATAGCTGATAGCCTTTGCCAAATCACTGACATCAACTTTCTTGACTGGTGGAATATGAACCTGAATCCGTAAGCCGCTAATCAACTGACGCGCTAATGACATTCGATGCTGACGCGCAGCCTCTTTATCACCAGAACCAAAGAACCGCTCATAACATGGATGATCTGGCCTGTCCTCAAGCCAATCTGTGAACTCATCCACTTTATACATGTTGCGACGAGTCTCTTTCAAATAATCATCAACGATTTTCTGACGCTCGTCTTTGTTCCAAATGGAGTCAACTCTATCTTCCATTTTCTTCTCCTATTTAATGTTAAAAGTTGGTGGGGAATCTGCGTGATCCCCCACCTTGGTTTATGGTCTATGCCGAACCAGACCGCACCGCACCGCAACATACCGCGCCATGCCTCGCCTGAACCGCCTAACCTTGTCGGACCGAGCCGAACCAGACCAAATCGCACCATACCGAATCGTGCCATTCCATGACCGCCATAACATACCGTGTATCACCACAACATACCTTACCGCGCCACGCCTCGCCGGAACTAACCTTGACCGCCTTGCCATAACCACATCTTACCAGAACTCGCCTGAACGCACCGTAACATTCCGCGCCATGACCGCCTTGCCTTGCCGTGTCGTTCAGATGGGCATAGGCAATGCCCACCTGTAATGCTTGCCAACGCACCCCCTTTATGCCGCTACCATGCGACGAGCGCGTTCTTCATTAAGATAACCCATCAACTCTTCAGTCATTTCATCTGCACACTCGGGGTTTGCCATCGCAAGTTTTTGCGCTTCCATTCCCTCTTTCGTAATGCGATTCCAATCGGCTTTGTAATCTTTCCAGTTCGGTAAATCCTCGCCAGTCACAGTGAAGCACCCATACGCGCCTCGCCCCTTCTCCTGTCGAAAATCACCCAAGCCAACAATCGAACCTGCGTTCTGCAACAACGTAAACACATCTGTTGCGGATAACGTGGGTTGTACAAACGAAACATTAATCTCCGCACACCACTCGGGCAAATATGCTCGGGTTCTCATATCGGGCGTTTTGTTAATATTCGCCATGCGAACTGTGTCGATCTTCAAATATGGTCTGCCGTAGATTTCAGTCTCCAATTGAGGAAAGAAAAGCAAACGCTGAACATTGGTTCTTGCAACACCCTTCGTTTCAATCGCAGCAGTCGCCATAGCTTGCTTAATTGCAGCAGGGGGGAAATACAAATGCGTCTTTCCATAGCTCTTTTTATAAACCGAATCACGAAACTCTTGTTCGGGATTGTGCTTGATCTCACGCTTTTCAGCCGTGGTCTTCGGGGCACTCCCAATTAATAGATCACGCTTCGCCTTTACGCTCATCGAATTATAATAGAACGGTGTTGTTCCAATTAATCGCAATGTAATGTTAGCATGCTCCAAAGCAGTAACCATTGCACCTTCTGTAGTTTTCTTAACAGCCATTTTTTGCTCCTTTTGGCTTACGCGCTAGTAGCGCATTCTTCACACTTCTCGGCATCGTATCCCATGCCAACCGTCACAACCTCGCCACAATCGCAAAGCCGCTCCATCTCTCCGTCACCCGAACAAGTCTCGCAAAGCTCACGAACCTCTTCCAGATAACCAACGTCACGCCCAAAATCCTGTGGGCGCGGTCTGTCAAACGTGATGTAACCATCACCCCAACAATCGGGGCACGGTGCCATAATCGGTGTCTCCATGGCCTGAATAGCCAGATCACTCATACGTCCCATGATGTTTCCTTTTTACTAGATATAACCCATATAATCCCAAGTCATATGGTATGTCAATAAAAAAATTTATCATCGGGAATAAAAAAAGCCCCAACCGCATCGGGTCGGGGCAAGTCTAATATTGAGGCAGCTTAGGAAACAATGAGCAGAACCTAAGCCGTGTCCCTACTTAGCATGGGAATTTGTGGGATGCAAGAAGAAAATACCACTGGAACTCACAACACTGCTGTAGGTCAAATTGTTCGGGTTATAAGCGCCAAAAAAATACAACTGGTACACACAACACTGCTGTAGGTTACAAAAAAACCCCCGCTCGAATACAGGCGGGGGTCGTCAAATTGTTCGGGTTATGTCGCAGTCTATCACCACCATCCGACGACAATCCCAATGATACCAAGGCCAACTAACGCAACAAAGCAAATTGCAATCGCTACATCCTGCCAGTCGATACGCGCAAGGTCGCGCTCCATCTCCTCAAGCAATTCTGCCAAACTCTGTAAAATCATGCCGCTAACTCCTCACACAAATGAATAACCAAAGAAAATTGCAATGCCGTGGACTAACGCAATCGGGGGAAACAATGCACCCGCAATTAAAAAGCCCCAAGCACCCGCCGCAAAGCAAACCAAAACATGCGTTAACCAAATCGCAATACCTGCAATAATTGACGCAATCCCAATCGCTGTTCCAAAAAACTCACTCATGCCGCCAACTCCGCATCTTTCGCCGCAGCGCGTAAATACCAATCATCAAGCCCAAAGTCTTTATAACCCTGCTCAATCATATCATAATAGCCGCTCGACGGTGTGCCCAACGCGCCCTTGTTGCCGTTCATGTCATAAATAAGCCAGTCGCCGTTGATCTTGCGGCGGTCGTACAAAGTCGGGTAGCCTTCAAGACGGTCTAACGCTCTCAAGCAATCGTGCGTAATCTCCCACAAAACGACAGGCAAAACCATGTCGGAATCGTAGCGAAAGTCAGCAACACCGCGAAACGTCAAGCGGTGGTCAGGTAAATAAAAGCCGCCCAACGGCTTGGCCTTCGGGCATCGCGCAGCCATAGCATCGCGGTTCGTGTTCATTCCATATGCTAGATAATACATATCTTCTCCTTTGCTAGAATGGGGGAAAGCGCAGCCTAAGCCGCGCTCAATTCATATTCGATCAAGTCAAGCGCATCATCGACAAGCTCAGTGTTCAGCTTCTCCAGTGTCTCGCTGTCGATAGTCTCAACGATCACCTTCTGCGCATATGATGGGCAACAGTCCGCATCGCATGCTGTATAATTACAAAACTGTGCAATCACCCAAGAACGCAACTTCTTCGGCTTGTCATGGTGCGCAAGCAAAAACTCTTTGTTCGCAACATAGTGTTCATAGCCCAAATAAGAGCCGTCCAACCAACAGCGGAAAAAGCGACGAGTCGCATGGTTGCTGTCCAATAGGTCGCCTTGCAAATCGCGGATAATGCGGGTTTTGGCGGTCGTGTTGTCCATTGTTTCTGTCTCCTCGTTTACTAGAACTGTCACTTTTATATATGGGATAGTTTGGGACTGTCAACAAC